TGGACACAGCATCATATATGCAAACTCATCATATCCTGGGCATTCCTTTGCCAATGAGATCACATCAGATGTTGCTCTCACGTTCAAGTCGAGGAAAGACAAGTGCATGGAAGACCAAGTCTCCCGCAAAGACTCTCTCGGTGAAGTCTTCACACCGCACAGAGTAGTGAAGGAAATGACCAAGGACTATGCCAACACATTGGCAATCACAGACACAACTCTTGAGATGTGCTGTGGTGAGGCTCCTTTTGTAGCAGACACATTTGACATGCTGAGTGGTGACTCAATTGCATTTGATGAGAGAGCTGGTGTGCTTGACATCAAGTGCAGGCATGCTAAGTCAACTAGAGACATCACAGCAGCTCTCATGTCAACTTATGGATATGAACTCCAAGGTGACTCGCTCTTCTTAGCTCGGCAGAAAGTGCTAGATGATGCAGCCGAGTGGCATGAGCACCTGCTTGGCAAAGCACCAGATGAGGCAACTCTTAAACAGTGGGCAGAGATCATCAGCTGGAACTTCTGGCAGATGGATGGGCTCACAGGCAAGACCCCAAGTGAGGATGAGGATGCTCAAGCTGAAGACCCACGGACAATGTCACTGTGGGATGACCCTGATGACAAAGCACCAGTCTGGGCAATGATTGCAGAGTGGATAGATGGCAAGCCACATCCAACTAGGTTCATTGACTCTCAAAAGTAGCTCACACAACATGATAGTTCACTACCCATCATCACATCATCTAGTTGAGAAGCTTCATTCAGCAGCATATGAGTATTGAGACGATGTAGAGAAGATTGTTGGAGAGATCATGAGAATCAGGAGATCAGAGCCTTCTAATCTAGACTTCAACATCTCTCCTTATGTATCTCCTCACATTTGGTCAATCTTCCCAAACATCCTCATCAATGTAAAAGTTGTAGAGAGTGATTTTCCAATCTACAGTGGGCAGTCTGGCTTCAATGAAGACTTTGAGTATGTTGCAAGTGTTGATGGTTTCAAGCCATACATGTGTGGTGCAGAGATAGACTTGACAATCTCAAGTGGCTCACTTGACAAGAAGCAGCTTGAGCAAGTCATTGTGCATGAGTTCAATCATCTCTCTGAAGAGTATCATAGGTCAGTTGCAAGTGATGACAAGAGTATAGATGCATATGTCAAGATGACAAGGCAAATGCACAAAGCCATGAAGTATGATGTAGTCTTTGCATTTGCAGAGAGCAACAAAGGCAATGTCTCAGCAATCTGCAGGATATTGTATGAGCTCTGAGACCCATCAGAGAGGAATGCATTTGCATCTGAAGACATCTGCATTGTGAAAGACCCAAGCATAGACAATGACTTTGAGCGCACAAATGCATATGAGAGGATAGAAGCTGCAAGAGACTTTGTCAACAATGAGTTGCAGGATGTCACAGATGGAACATTGAAGTTCGTTATGAGCAACTGCTTCATGAAAAGCTACCGAGATACAAAGCACTGGCTGAAGTCACCACAATTATTCAAGAGCTACTTCAAGAAGACTACATTGAAGATATGTGATGAACTTGAGAAGAAGATAAAGAGCATGATGAGAATTGGTGCCACTCTTGAAGAGAAGATGTATGGAAAGAACTATAAGAAATTCATAGGGATTGTGCATGGTCCATATAGAAGGAAAACAAAGGAACAGGATGATTTTGAATAATAAAAATGAAAAGTCATTATGTCTTTCAAGCAAGAGAACGTCATTGCTTGAGAAGCTTCATTCAGCTGCATATGAGTATTGAGATGATGTTGAGAGGATTGTAGAGTGAATCTTGATGATGAGAAGAAGATGGAATGATAGAATTGAGTTTATCCTTCCAACAACTCTTTTACGACACATCAAAGAAATATTTCCAGGAATGGTTGTTAGGGTGAAAGTCACAAAGACTGATGAACCTTTATATGATGGAGTGTCCGGATTTGGTAGTGATTACAAATTTGTTGAAGGAGACCAACTGAGGCCAAAGCCATTCATGAGAGGAGCAGAGATGCGGATTGAGATACATGATGGGCAGCTTGACAAGACAATGCTTGAAAGGATTGTGACACATGAACTCAATCATCTCATAGAAAGATACCATAGGATGTGCAACAAACCTTCTAAGGAAGTTGATGACTACATTGACATGACTTATGAGCTGAACAATGATCTCAACTATGAGAATATAGTAGACCTTGCTATAAATGGGCATGGTGACTTAAAAGAAATGTGCAGCATCCTTTATCAACTTTGGAGCCCTACAGAAAGGAATGCATTTGCATCTGAAGACATACATTTTGTAAAGAACAATGAAATAGACAAAGCATTTGAGCGAACTGATGCATATGAAAAGATAATGAATGCAAGAAGCTTTGTCTACAATCGGCTTCCATATGTTTCAGATGAAGTCTTGAGAACAATCTTAGATGATTGCATGGCAAAAGACGGACCAATGAAACATTGGGCGTCCTCAACAGAAAGCTTTAGGAATTATTTCAAGAAGACAACTATCAAGCTATGCAATTGGCTTGAAAAGAAGATAAAAGGAATGATGAACGTTGGCAATATAGTTGAGTCTAGAAAGTGTCATGGGATGGGAAAGGGATTGATAGGATTTCCATCCATACCGCATCCAAGGTTCATAAAATCAAACTAAGAAGATATGATTACATTGAGAGAGTTCAAGGATGGTCTTGATGCCATCAGAGAATATGAAGAGTTCATTGACAGTGCCATCAAGATAGGCATTGATCTTATAAACTGTGACAAGATCACTAAGCTTGTAGATGTTGCTATTGATGGGCTTGCAAATGGGTTCCCAACTATCAAGCATGATGCAAGGGATTTTATAGAGTGGTGGCTCTATGAGTCAACTTCTAAGCTAGTGAAGATGCCAGATGGATCTGAGCTCACACTTGCTACACCAGATGACCTCTACAACTTCTTGGAACATTTAGTCTCTGATGCTGAAAGAGAAGCAGAGCAAAAGTCAAGTGAAGCACATGAATAGAATCCTTGTCACTGGTGCCGCCGGCTTCATAGGAAGCAACTTGCTTGCTCGGCTCTTAGCCGATCCCTCTAACTATGTCATTGGCGTAGACAACTTCTCTTCTGGATCTCTTGCCAACATCTTGCCATTCAAGGCGATGCCGAACTTTGAGTTCCATAGATGGGATGTCTGCTTGCCATACTCAACTAAAGACTGGGCTCAAGACATAGAGCAAGTCTACTCTCTTGCATGTCCAGCTTCACCACGCAACTACCAAGTCGACCCAATCCAGACATTCAAGACATCTGTGCTTGGAGCAATGAACGCTCTTGATGTTGCTGAGATGAATGGTGCTCGCATTCTCTACAGCTCTACTTCAGAAGTGTATGGGAACCCACTCTCATCACCACAAGATGAGAAGATGTGGGGCAATGTCAACCCAATCGGCATCCGTTCATGCTATGATGAGGGCAAGCGTGGCGCAGAGACACTCTTCATGGATCACTGGCGCCAGTACAACACAGACATCAAGATCATCCGCATCTTCAACACTTATGGGCCGAACATGCAAGTGAATGATGGGAGAGTCATCTCTAACTTCATCGTGCAGGCTCTCACTGGCAAGCCGATCACAATCTATGGTGATGGCTCACAGACAAGGTCATTTCAATACATCGATGACTTGCTTGATGGCATTGAGCTTGTGATGCGCACAGGCAGGATGTTCACTGGCCCAGTCAATTTAGGCAACCCATCTGGTGAGATGACAATCAAGCAGATTGCTGAAGCTGTATTCAGGTGTGTAGAGGAAGAGTGCCCTGGCATCGAGCTGCCAGAGATCACCTATGAGCCATTGCCACAAGATGACCCAACACAGAGATGTCCAGACATCACTCTTGCAAAGCAGGCACTTGGGTGGTCCCCTAAAGTCTCTCTAGAAGATGGCATCAAGCAGACTGTGCATTACTTCAAGACCGTGCTGTAAGAGGAAGTGGTGAAGTTCAAGCTCATAGTCGGGAACCCGCCTTACAAAAGAGGCACTCACCTGAAAGTCATAGACAGTGCATTGCCGGCTCTTGCATATGATGGGGAGATAGTTGTGGTGCATCCAGCTAGATGAGCGACTGACTTGATCAGAGGCATCAAGAAGTCAGAGACAAAGAAGTTTGATGGGATCTGTCATCTCTTACAGCTTGAGCTCTACAATGCATCCTATATGGATGAGGTGTTTGGGAGCTATGTGGCATTCCATGACAACTTGGCAATCTCACACTTCACATCAGGAGAATACCATTTTGACTTCACTTCGCTCTACCAACACCCACAGATAGTCTCTTCTATAGTAGACAAGTGTATCATCCAACACAGAGTGCCATGGCTCACAGAAGTGAAGTGTGATGGGCTGCCATTCAAGATGAAGCTGCCATACATACACGGCCACATAGACAAGCCAGACTTTGGAGAAGTCACATCAAGAGTGTATGAAGTCGCATTAGGGGTGAAAGGTGGGAGAGCAGAAGTTAGGTTTGCAACTGAAGCAGAACGGCACAACTTCTTCATGTCACTGCACACTAGCTTTTACAAGAAGCTGAACGCTGTGGTGAGAGTTGGGGTACATCCAGAGCTCTGGCACTTGCCATGGATGGGAGACTACACTGAGGAATGGGCAGATGAGAGGTTCTGCAAGTTCTTTGAGCTCTCTGAGGAAGAGAGCAAGTGGATTTGCAATAGAAGGCTAGATGACATCTGGAAGTTCAGTGTGCTGCCAGACTAGGATGGGAAGTCAACCCAATAACATCCTTGGTTGATTTCCTTAAAATATTCTTTGCATTCGTCTAAATCCCTGATGGCTTGGTCTGAATACATCTGAGAGTTGATAGTCACTCCGCCGACCAAGTTGGTTGTGAATGTCCCAATCAGTCGCTGCACTGCTAGCTTGCACTTTGCAGCAATCCACTTCCTCACCCATGGGTCTTCCCAAGCATCCTCATCAGGGATTGTGCTCATCATCTCACAGAACACTGGCACTCTTGGGTCGTGCCCGAGCACAGTGAGCCTGTGGGTGTTCCTGTTGTAAGTGAATGTGATGTCAACAAGAGTCCATGCTCTCATCTGGTCTCACACACTAGCTGTGAGCGTCCTGTATGTGATGACATCGGTGTTGTAAGGTGCTGTGAAGTAGAAGTCGCTCATGAAAGCTCTGTTGAAGCCCATGTCACCTTCATTCCATCCAAGCCAAGCTCCACGGTGCTTGAGCTCTTCAAACTTGATGATCGACTTTATGCAGTCTGGGAACTGGATTGTCCTGTTCTGTCTGAACTCTCTAGAGTGGAACACATCTGGATGCAAGATTGTGTACACATCTTGCAGCAGGTCTGGGTAGATCTCTTGTAGCTGCTTCGTCTCCACTTCTATCTGCCGCTCAATCTCTTTCTCTGGTATGTTGATGGAGAGGGCTCCACTCAGAGTCACGTCATTTGACACCCACTCAACTAGCTCTTTCTTTGTCATCTCATTAAATGTAGTTTAGCTCACATGTCCAATGTAGTCCATCTTGTTGTCGACGTTTGGTGAGTCTGTGATGGTCGCATAGCTCTCATTTGCTGGATACCGGCTCTGAGAGTCAAGGATGATCTGGCTCTCATCGACTGGCTGCGGCACCTCATAGAGCCGGATGTTGCACATCTGGAGCTGAGATCCTGCCTGCCCAGCTTCAAAGTGATCTATTGCAATGCTAGAGAGCTGTAGCCTGTTGGTCCAAGTCCCAAGCGAAGATGACCTCATAGTCTTGCCATACTTGTATGCTCTCCTCATCCATGCTGAACACTGCTCACCATCTAAGAGCACTGCAACATGGGTCCATGTGCTGTCTTTGTATGAAGGTGCTTGCATCTCAGCAGTCATGCCATCTGCTGCCACTGTGAGCGTGCTGCCGACTATGCCGACTTCAAGAGCTGCTTGCCCATCTGCATCTATGCCTCTGAAGAGTGAAGTCGACACTTCAGAGCTCTTCACCACTGTCCATCCAGACATCGTCCACCATGAAGTCAGCTTCTTTGATGCCTTCAGAGCATCGCTTGCCTTCACGCTCACTAAGCACTTGCTGCTCATCACTGATGTGACTACACCTTGCACTGAGAGGAGAGACCCTCTCTTGAGGGTGATTGCATCTCCTTCTGCAAGGTCCATTGGTGTTGCGACCTTCATGAGCCACTCACTACCTTCCTTCCTGTAGAGTGAGAGTGAAGTGACTTTGTCTGTCTTCTCTGCTTCACCTGAAGTGTGCTTCATCCAGCATGTGAAGAGCCATGCAGACCCATCTGCTGGGAATGTCGCTCCATGTGTGTAAGTCACTGCCATGCTTGTGTCTGTGAAGTCATACCAAGCCTCAGCGATGATGTTGCTGTTTGCCTCAAGCCTGCCTACAATGACAGAAGATGGATCATACGTCTTGCCTGGGTCGACAAGAGTCGTCAGGTTCTGGCCGAAGTCGACTGGCTCTGCGACATCAACAACTTGCTTTGAGATTGCATCTCCAAACAGGTCTTCCTGAGACACTGTGAGCTCTTCAATTGAAGATCGCAGGTCTTCAGACTCACGGCGAGAAGCGGTCGGGCTGTACTTAGAGAGCTGGCACTTGTAAGATGTTGCAGTCTCTGCAATCGTGTATGAGATGGTCGATGTCTTCACCTCAAAGAGCCGATGCATCATCTTGATGTACACTATGTCTCCTTGCTGAGGCATGCAGTCTTTGCCAAATGTCTCTTCTCATGTCGACACATCTATGTCCACAGAGAGTGGTGCTTCATATGAGATGCCAAAGAGGTCAACCTTGAAGTTGCCAGCATTCCAGTCAGTGTTAGAAGCGACTACCTTGATTGGTGTGCCACAGTCGACTTGTGTCAGGGTATACTCTTGGAACACTACATCTTCAGAGTTCTTGTATGGCAGAGCACGAAACCAGATTGCATCAAGCCCAACAAGCTCTGTAGCTGTAGAGTTCAGAGCTTTCACCATCGCTGCATATGAAGCAGCTATCTCATTGTAGTCTAATACGGCCAACTTCTAAGACAGTCTATGACTTTCATAGATTTATCTCAATTTCAGAGATCCTGGCAAGACATTTGGCTTGCATCACTCTATAAACTATGGACAATGAAACAAAGGAGGACAAAATGGTAGAGAAGCACGCAATCCCGTTCTGGGCAATCAACTACATCTTGTTTGGAGATGAAGCTGGATTGAGCAAAGTACAGAAGAATGAAGCTGACACTTGGCTTGACATGACTTTTGGTGTGTTCAGGAGGAATGTCAAGGCAGAGCCGGACAAAGATGGAAATGACATCTCATACTACTCTAAAGCCGGTGGAGCATTTGGTGGCCCAAGACAGCAAGTAGTAGATATGAACTTCATCTGGTAATCCAAGACTATCTACAATTGTTTAATATTTAAAGATCAAAGAAATGGGCTGGGCAACATACTTGACAACTGACATTGAGTTCAACCGTCAGACTTACAACTCTCTCTATGAAGTAGAAGAGGCAATCGATGAAGCTAGAGAGCAGATCAATTTTGTGAAAGAGAACCTGCTGATGATAGCTGCAACCACAGACATGAAGAGTTTGTGTGAGAAGGATGAAGACCCTATCTATGCTACAAGGTCTAGGGTGAATGACTTGCTTGAGAGCTATGAGGAAGCAACCATAGACTTGTACAAGCTTGAGCTTCTCAAAGAGGCATGGGCAGACAGCCATGATCCTTCTACTGGACTTGCAATTGACAGGAAAGTTGCATTAGATGGTGAGGAGACTGACAGCTACAACTACCTCAAGCATCCACTTGTGTCTGGAGACTTCATCAAGAGCACTCACGATGATGAGCATGAAGAGAAAGAAGATAATGTTGATGATGAGCCCTACACCAAGTTCATGGAGTTCATAAGCAAGAAAGAATCAGAGCTTGATGAAGGAGAAGTTGACAAGCTGAAGCTTTAAAGTTCCTTTGTTTCATATATAGAGAAGATGGCTCTTGGCAAGTTGATGCTGAGAGCCATTTGAGGGATTTCAATAATAAATTACTTCTGTGGAGGCATCTATCAAAAAACTAGATGTCATTTAATGTCTAAAAGTTGCCTTTGGCTCAATGGAACAAACATACCAACAGATGCAAGCATAAACTTCAAGAGCAAAGAAGTTCTCAAGGTATGTTACAATGGGACAGAAGTCTGGCCTGTGGAAGCAAAGAACAAAGTTGTCACTGTCACTTTCACTAAACAAAATGCATATAAATCATTCGGGCAGCTTCCACAGGCTTCCATCAATGGATACACCAATATCGAGAATCGTGCATCATGGAAAGTATCTCTCAGTGACAGCATAGGAGAGAAGCTAGTTGTCAAGATGAACTACAGTGATGGCACCTACAGAAAGTTCAGCAACACTGCCACTTCATGGTCAATCTCACACAAGTACATCTGCCAGACAGCATCTAGGGTGTTCACAGGGTTCTCAGTAGAGCCAATAGATGGATATGACTTTGTTGTCAGCACGGTTGTGAACGACTGTGTGCTTGCTAACATCATATACATTGACTATGGAGAGGTTGCTACAGTGCCTACATATCTCGATGGCGTGCGTGGCAAACTAGACTTTGCTCAAAGTGTTAGTTCTTCAGCAAGTGCTACTATAAATGCTGACAGCTTGGATGTCTCTATCACAAATGAAGAGTACCCAATAGATGAAGTTGTCTTAAGTGGTGGTACTACTAGTACTATAAGTTTCTTGATGGTAATGCCAACTGATGTAAATCCAGGCTACTAGTTGGCGTCACCGCTTATAGCTGGTGCTTAGCACACTCTAAATGTTTGTAGATGATATATAGAGCCAAGAGTGCTGCACACCATCATTGGCAATGACTTCTTTGTAGAAGCCATAAATTCGTTCCTTTGTTGCAATTATAGACAGAGTGCCATCATCATTGATCACATAGGTGACACCATCATAGTCTGTGTCATCACCTTCATCTTCTGTATTGTTCACAACTTTTGACAGCGGTGCTTGGACGCCATTGCAATATGTCCTGATTGTGACAGTTGATCCAACTGACAGCTGGATGTAGTTCTCAGACACTATGTCATCATAGACGATGTCTTCAACTTCATAGTCAAACCACTCATCACTCGATGGTGACAAAGAGAACCCAACAAGTGACACATTTGCTTTTGAGATCTCCTTGATAGTCAAATTATATCAAGATCTTCTCCCAATGCTGAATGTCGTAGTCGAGCCATCACTATATGTTGCAATGATAGACAAAGAGCTTGATGGATATATCTGGCAGGTGAATGCGTATGATGTAAGATCTTCAAGGTTGCTTTGTGACTCTACTGCCTTCTTTGTGGCTGTGAAAGAGCATGTCGCTCTTTGCTGCTCAATTGCTGTGTCCCCAACTCTCAAGTTCCACCCATTGCTCTGGAACATTGCAATTATCCCTGTTGGGATTTCGGTGAGCTCATCTATTGAGCCAAGCTCTACGACTTCTCCAGCAATTGCACTTGCAAAGTATGTGTCTGCCATTGCGGCTGGAAGTGTCAGCCAGCTAGTAGTGTGCACAGAGCTGTCAGTGTCTGTCCACTCTTCAACAGTTGGTGCTTCTGCAAGCATCATGTAGACTGACTTGAGGTTGAGCTTTGTTGCATTCGTGAAGTCAACGTCACCTTTAGAAGGCAAGGAGACATTTATAGAAGCCACAGCATTGGTAGAGGCAAACATGTTGCTCCATGTGCCTGTGACATTCGTCCCACTGTATCTTGGCACCAGCCTCACAATCCCATTGATCACTGATGGATACTGCCACCAGCTTGCACACTGGAACACGGGCCCGTCATTTGACTTGATTGCAGCTATTTCAAGTCCTCCGCCAAATGTGAACTCTTGAAATGGCTGGTACGGCTCAAACATGTATGCATACATCCCACGTGAAGGCAGGTCGTTAGTTCTATAGTAGCCGCCTATCTCATTGTAGAAGCTGCCAGTGAACTGAGCGAATGCGGCAGTCATGTCATGCACACGCAGCAGGCTAGATATAGGGATTGTGCCATCCTCAACTTCTTTGATCTTCAGCGTCGCTGCACTGTACTTGAACATGTAAGACATTGAAGAGACATATGCAAGAGAAGCATCGATCAGCTCATATCTGTCCTCTGCAAGATGATACTTGTCACCAACTGTGATGCATGACAAGTTGATGGTGATCTTTCCAGCAGCTCCAAGCAAGTTGCCTCAGTTGGTGAATGGCACCATTGCCATCACTGCATTGATCACCCCACCATCTCCAAGCAAGTTGTTGCTAGTCCCATCGACTTGTGCACTTGAAAACTGCCCAGCGCAATATCCACCGTTGATGCTCATTGGCACTCTGCCAGAGGTGTCTGGGTACATCTCCTCCCCGAGGATCTCCTTTCACCATGCAGCAGTCCCATTGCACTTGTACCAGTCTGGCACTGTGTTGGGGTTGCTCCTGAACCACTCCACAAAGTCACATGGCACCTTCGATGCTGGGTTCTCAGATGTGCCAACAAACCTAGCTTTCCTTGTATATGCTGTGCCTGTTGCTGGGTTTGTGCCAAAGCTGCCGGACACAATCGTCACATCCCCACTTGCGATTGCAGCTTCCATTGTGTAAGACAATGGCCAGACTTCAACCCCATCTCAAGTCACTGTTGAGACAGGATTTCCATCAAATGTCACTGTTCCGATTGACGGGCATTCAATCCCATTCACAAACAAAGCCATCTAATTGTTTTTTTTTTTTCAAAGAGCTTCTCTAAGAGCTAATCTTCTCATAAGTCCAGCCTTCAGGCACCCCATTTGGTGTATTGAGCAATGAGTCACTTACAGATATGGCATTGTTAAAATACACAACACCACTTGGTGCAACGTCTTTGAGCCAGTTCTTCATTTGTCTAGATGGGATTATGTTGTATCATGCAAGCATGGTGGCTTCTATAAGGGATGTGCAACCTTCAAAGCAACTTGTAAGAGCATTGTCACTGAGATCCAATCCTTTGATGACCGGCCCTCTTGTCAGTGATGTGCAGCCATAGAACATGCTGTCGCAACCATTTATGTCAACCCCAGATTGGTTGACAAAAGTTGGTGGCTCAACTAAGCTTGCGCATTCATAGAACATTGCATGGCATCCATATTCTGGGATTTCCTCAAGATTGATGTCTGGTGCCTTGATGAGTGATGAGCAGCCAGCGAACATATTGTCATAGCAAGCCTCACTCCCAGCAGTTGCTGGAAGCTCCGGCCCATACAGCATCTCTGTGCAGTCTAAAAACATGCAAGAGTAGCAATAATATGTCAATGTCGTTGCTGGAAGCACAAATGCACTTGCATCTTTCAGGTTTCCAGTGAATCCAACTTGCATCTCACCAGCTGGGGACCCATCTGAGTCATGTGCAGCAAGATAAGAGTAGTTGCCATAGAGATAGCACCCAGCCGCATCAGTGATGTAGAGCCCAGCTAAGTTGTTGACACAACTCCCAACAGAGCCATTCAGCATGAGTGCCTCACATGGACCAAGAGTGACTTCAGTCGTGGTGCTCGCTGCAACTTCAGTCCATGAGTTTGGGAGATATGTCTCACTCAGGTCAGCTCCACCACTTGCAGATGCAGGGCTAGACACAATGGCATACTTGAATGCACCATCCTCATCTGCCTCAAGAGTGATTGAGCCGCCTTCTTCAGACCACATCAATGGATATGTGTTGTCATATGCCGGTGTTGGTGATGGCGGCTCTGGCTCAGTGCTGCTGTCACTAAGCTTCCAGACTGTAGTCCCATTGCACTTCACTTCCTTGACTTCAGTCTCTCAGTTTGCCCATATGGTTTGCGGCACCGACCCATTGAAGAAGAAGTTGCTGATGTCAAGTGCCATAGCCTATTCTGTCCAGATGTTCAATGTCTGTGTGCCTTCATCATACTCAAAGCATGCAGACACATAGCTCTTCACTGCGCCAACTGTAGGCACATTGTAGTCTGAAGATGAAGTGCCAATGTCCCCTACAATTGCCTTTGGAACTTCAAACTGCAGCTCTCCTTCTAGTGCTATGTCTTCATCGACTTTCTCAAAGAGCACACCAACTTTGTATCCATATGAAGGCTCTGGATGTGTGTCATCTAGGTCTTGTGTGTCTTCATACACACTTGCATCAAGGTACTTCAACCCTGATGTGTACTTTGTGCCATTCCAGTCATAGATGTCACCATATTGCTGTGATGTCAACGGGCCTAGTGTGTAGTCAGACTTGGTGAAGAGGAGACCACCTTCTGACACGTTCACACAAGGGTCTTGTGACATGTTCATCGTTACTTTTGCCATGAGAAAAACTTCTTAAAAATAATTCAATAGATTTATCTAGATTTTGAAATATTTCAACAATTAGCGGATATCTCATATAATGAAGTACACTAAAACAAGATAGCTTAGAATTTGCACTTTGTTTCTTTGCAATTGTTGCATATGTTCACAGATATAAATAACTTGATGGGCTCTAAGCAACATCTCAACAGGACTCGGAGCAGCTGTGTCAAGAGCTGCAGCCACCCACGGCCTCACTGGACTAGGAAGCGAGGAAAATGGAAGCCTAAGAAAGTCTGAGACTCTATTGAAGTCGCACAAGAGTACATCACTTCACACCAGACATTCTGCAAGAGCTACAATGCTTATGTCTGCCCAGTCTGTGGGCAAGTGCACATAGGATTTGAGAAGTAGCTCTCTCTCAACTACACAAAGACAACTCAACCAATTCCTTCTAAAATCAGAAAGGACAAACAGTCATTTCGTATATGGTAGCAATTACAGACAAAGATGACATCAAGGCAGGTGTGCTTGATGTGCTTGGCAAGAAGCTGATAGAGTTCAGCGCAAGCTGGTGTGGGCAGTGCAGAGCACTTGCACCTATCCTTGAGCAGATAGAGAAAGAGCGAGGCTCAGATTTGCTAATCTACACATGTGATGCAGAAGAGAATGAGCAGCTTGCAGAGCACTTTGGAGTGAGGAGCTTGCCAACTCTTGTCTACATGGACGGAAGCACAGTGCTTTGGAAGAATGTAGGCATGATTAGCAAGAAGGATCTTGAAGAGAAGCTTGGGATAGACTAAAGAAGTAGAGACATGAGAATCAAGAGAGAAGACACAAGCACTGTTGAAGAGAAGAATGCACAGTGGGAAGACAGCAGGCACACTCTAGAGCAACCAACATATGGTGGGCAGCCTAGTGCTGCTGACAAAGTTGCAGATGCTGCCAAGAAGACCACATTCACACTCTCTGGCAATGTCATCAACATGTGGACACTTGCATTCGTCATACTCAAGCTGTGTGGCGTCATCACATGGAAGTGGGTGTGGGTGCTGTCGCCAGTCTGGGTCCCAGCAGTGCTTGGGGCCGTGCTCATGCTGCTTGGGGCAATCTTGTTCAGCTGGACAAAGCACTAAGCTATGATAGAAGAGCTTTCAGCATTGCAAGAGAAGATGGGTGTTGCTTCAGTCCCATGGCTAGATGAGATAGAGACTCTAGCTGAGCGGGTTGTTGTGGCATACAAAGAAGACCCAGACAGAGATGCATTCAACATAAGTCTCAGAGGATGCAAGAAGATCAATAGCTTCTTTGAAGTCATAATCATGGTGAAGGTCACAGATGACATGATATATGATGGGGCAACATATTCTATGGCAGACGACCATAAGTGGGCTTGGCTTGAAGACAAAGAGAAAGGCATTAAGAGATTAGGAGACTGCAAGATCGACTTGATGGTCTGCAAAGACATGGAGATTGTGTCTCTCAAGACTTTGCTCATCCATGAGTTCAACCACCTCTATGAGACATACAGAGAGCATGAAGAGATGATGAAGCTTCGAGAAGAAGACAGGCATCTCATGTCTCACTCTGATGGGATTGTTGACTTGCAGATGGTGATGCGGCTTCGAAACATCACACATGACGAGATGTTCTTCATGTTGCTTGACATGCTCTACAAGCTTTGGGCACCAGGTGAGAGGAGGGCTTTCATTGCAGAGACTATTGGAGAGTTCAGCAAAGAAGAGACTTGGAAGAACAACAAAGCTCAATATGCTGCAATGGAAGCATGGAATAGCTCTAATGCAAAGAAGATGATAGATGGGTTCCAAGAAGTCATTGACAGGTTTGATGATGTGATAGATGCAGGGATGCTTCGGAAGGTCCAGAAGCTTTGTTTCAAGAGTAAGCAAGTCAAGATGATGCCAGAAGAGAAGTTTAAGAAGTTCTTCTATGAGAGGAGTGTGAAGTTGCCAGGCTATGTCAAGAAGAAGCTCAGCAAAGTGATAGCTCTTGGAAAAGACTTGAATGAGCACTGAGTGTCAAGGCATAGAGCTGTCTATGGGGTCAAGCAGCCTGGCATGTACTTCAACCATGAGTTTCGATAAAAAGATTTTCAACTTTCAAGAGTTTTTGTTATATTTGCATCAAGAAAAAAACACAGACACATCATGAGAATTTTCAAGAAGAAGCCTTTCTTTGAGGCACCTAAGCCAACGAGAGCTCAAGCAAGGGAGCTCAGGAAAGCAAGGAGAGCATACATCAAGGCAGCTAAAGACTCTCACTCTTGGGACTATTCATATCTCCTCAAGACTATGCAATGCTACTTCAGGTGGCAAGAGCTGAAGTTCAAGTATGTCCCGATAGCAGAAGACAGTGAGTGGTACAGCTCTCGTGCTCGGATGCTTGCTGACTTGATATATGCATGGCAAGAGAAAGAGTGCTTTGAATACAACTATCCAGACCCATTGCCAACTGAAGAAGATGGAAGTGTAGCAATGGAGAGGTTGCTTGACAGCTCTAGATACATCCAGAGGTCACATGTGAACACCAAGAACTGGGACAAGTACATTCCGGTTGAAGATGCTCATTACAAAGAGCACCCAGAAGAGTGGAAGGAATGGATAGAGAAGTTCCCAGATGAGCTGTACAAAGAGAAGGCAAAGCAGCTCTTCTACAAGGCAATGCGTGCATACTTAGAGTATCTTTGGGACTAGAGTTATGGGTGAGGTAAAGAGAGAATGGCTTGTGATTCCAGATGTGCATGGCCGCACATTCTGGAAAGATGCAGTAGTAGAGAACCCAGAGCTGCCAGTCGTGTTCCTTGGTGACTACCTTGACCCATATCCATGGGAGAGGATATCTGCTATAGACACGATCAACAATTTCAATGAAATCATGCTCTACAAGGCAAACCATCCAGATGATGTCACATTGCTGCTTGGGAACCATGACTTCTCATACATCTATAGAGGCATATGTGACTGCAGAAAGGACTATGTAAACAATGAGTGCATCTCAGCAATGTTTGAAGATGGGCTCAATGACAAGATGTTTGACATGTGCAAGATGCTGCCAGGAGACAAAGTCTTGATGTCACACTCTGGGGTCCATCTCAGTTGGGTGAACTCATGGCTCAACTCAATCTGGAAAGATGCACCATTTGATGGTTGTGAGTTAGAAGAAGTCACAAGAGAGCTTGTTGACCAAATTAACGCAAGGTTACATGAGCTTGATAGGAAGTTCTTCAACTCACTTAGGCAGGTCTCATGGCTGAGAGGTGGCATGGATGCTGTTGGGTCTATGGTCTGGGCAGACATGAGAGAGTGGCATGCTTATGACAAGATGCCATACCAAGTGTTTGGGCACACTCAGCTTGAGCGCGATGAGCCAGTTGTCACAGAGCACTGGGCAAACTTAGACTGTCGGCATGCATTCATGCTCACAGAAGACGGTGAAGTCATGCACCTTGACAAGACACCTTGTGAGATTGTGAGTATAAGCAAAGAGTATAAGTCATAAAGTTAAACTAAAAAAGGAGATTTAGACATGGAGCATTTGAGGTTCTTCTATTCTGAGACTAACCCTGAGGTCATGTGCAAGAAAGCTCTGTCTTCTGATGGAAAGCAGAAGAAGTGGCCGAGGATATGTGTGTGCTCTGCATATGAGCCGACTACTATGACACTCAAGTTTGGGCTCTCTTCATGCAACTACAAAGACAAGTATGACAAGGTTGCTGGGCGTGAGATAGCTATGCATCGTGCTGTAGATGAGCCGATGCTTGAGGTGTCGTGCACTGATCCTAAGATGTTGAAGTATGTCTCTTCTGCAATCGCACAAGAGCTGATGATGTACAAGCTTGACAAGACTTTCTCTGTAATCTAAGGCATATGAGGCTAGAGTGTCAGTCAGCAAAGATCATCAAGCAAGAGCCTGGAATGGAAGGGCTCTTGAAGCATGTAGAGGTGTGTGGCCGTATATGCTACAAGTCAGAGGACAGGATCACATCAGACTCTGCTGGTAGGTTTGTGCAGATGCTCAAGAAGAGCGGGCATCTCTCAGTGCTTGAGCATGCAGCAGTCTACTTGAGGATTCCAGTCATACCCTGCTGGCATGGAGACTGGGGCAAGTGCATAGATGAGTCAACTAACATAGCTCTTGTTGATGTGTTTGAGAATGATCCATTCAGTAGAGTGAACTGGGAGATTGAGGATAAGCAGCAAGTCGCATATGTCACAACAAATTGGAGGGTCATCATTGAGTCTGGCCTTGAAGAAGAGAAAGTGTTCAAGTTCATGGTAGAGCCAACAGAGCATCATGACAAGAGGGTGACTGTGAAGATGTCTACTTCTATAGGCATATCACGAGAGCTCAACAGGCATAGGTGTCACTCAATTTCAGAGCAGTCTACAAGATATTGCAACTACTCAAAGGACAAGTTTGGGTCTGAACTCACATTCATCATACCTGGCTGGGCAGACATAGAAGGGGCAGAGCTGAAGGTTGAAGATGCAAGCATGAGTGCTCCAATCATCTACTCTCTTGATGCGACTTCTCTTTGGATGTGCCAGATGAAAGGAGCAGAAGAGACATACATGAGCATGGTGAAGGATGGGCTGAGGCCAGAGCAGGCTAGGTATGTGCTGCCTCTCAGCACCAAGACTGAGCTTGTGCACACAGCATACTTGGATGACTGGAACCAGTTCTTCAAGCAGAGGTGTGATGTGCATGCACACCCAGACATGCAAGTGCTTGCAGGGATGATCAAGTCTGAGTTTGTCAAAGAAGGTCTCATAGAGCCATAAGCATATGTTACGTACAGCATTAGTCATAGGAGCAAATGGCCAGCTTGGAAAGTCAATCCAAATGGCTGTCAACAACTCCACAGATTCAACAGTGAAGTGGGTCTTCACTGACATAGCTGAAGCGCCTGGTGTGATTGCACTTGATGCACTCAACACAAAGGCGCTTGAAGGCACAATAGTGAAGTGCAAGCCAGACTACATCATCAATTGTGCAGCATTCACAGATGTAGACAAAGAAGAGCAGGTGCCTAGTAGCATGACAGGCTACAGGATCAACACTGAGCTGCCAGGTGTGCTAGCTGACTTGTGCTTGAAGCACTGTGCTCAGTTGATCCACATCTCTACAGACTATGTGTTTGATGGAAGGAAAAGGCTTGGCAAGTACACTGAGATAGATGAGACTTCTCCACTCAATGCATATGGAAGACACAAGCTTGCTGGAGAGAGAATGATTGAGAAGAAGCTGAAAGCCCATATGTACATGATCATCCGCACTTCTTGGCTATACTCACCATTCAAGACAAACTTTGTGAAGAAGGTCTATGGTTGGGCAAAAGATGCTCTCAATGGTTCACATTCAATCAGGGTATCAACTGATGAAGTCAGCTCTCCTACTTCTGCATGGAGGCTTGCATCTTTCATCTACAGCATTGTGGAAGGCAACAAGCTCAAGCAAGGCACATTCAACTTCACAGATGGGGTGGTGATGTCAAGGAAGAAGTTTGCTGAAGAGATCTTGAGAGCATTCAAGCTAGACAAAGATGTGAGAGTCAAGCCAGCTAAGCGAGCAGACTTCATCACACCTGCCAAGAGGCCAAGGAGGTCTGTGCTTGACATGACAAAGACAATGAAGACATTTGGATTGAAGAAGCTTACTATGAGAGAGTGGAGAGGCGTGCTGTATAGTGATGTGATTTGCATAGAGAACTGGAAATAAAGACAACTAATTGATTCTAAAAGACTTAAAGAGATGCAATATTCTTTAGATGACTACACGATAATCCCTGAGGTGATATGCACCATAGAGCATAGGTCAGACTGCAAGCTAGAGTACATCCCAATCATCACCGCACCAATGGCAAGTGTGGTGTCTGTTGAGAATGCTCATGTGTTCAAAGAAGCAGGCATCATGACAATCATCCCTCGTACAGTCCCTTACAAGGACCGCATAGAGATGAGCAAGCAAGGCTATGTCATTGCACTGTCAAAAGATGAAGCTTCTAGCTTGCTCCAGCTTGCAAAGCTTGAAGATGATGTGGAAGCAAAAGAGGTGTTCAAGAGTGGTGTACTCATAGACACTGCAAATGGACATCTCCAGAGCTTGATGGTCCTCTCTAGAGAAATCAAGGCAACTATTCCAGACAGCTTCTTGATGGTTGGCAACATTGCAAATGCTGACACATACAAGACTTATGCTGAGATTGGTGTAGATGCAGTCCGAATCTCGGTTGGCACTGGCTCTGCCTGCACAAGCTCTTCTAACACTGGTGTGCATGCTGGCATGGGCTCACTCATCCAAGAGTGCAGAGAGATCAAGAGAGACAGAGAGATCTGGGAAGGGAAGAAGTCTCCTCTCATCATTGCAGATGGCGGCATCAAGTCATATGACCAAATCAACAAGGCCCTTGCACTTGGTGCTGACTATGTCATGCTTGGCAGGATGCTTGCAGAGACGGAAGAGGCAGCTGGTGAGATAGTGAAGAAGGTGTATCCAAAGCCGAAGCTCTATCCACTCATCGATGCAACTCATCGAGATGAGATTCTCAAAGAGTTTGACATCGCAAAAGAGTCTGTGCAGCGTGAGCGTGTCTACTATGGCATGTCGACGAAACGCGCACAGCGAGAGATGATAGAGGCATATGGCAACATACCTGATGAGAAGAAGCTGAAGACAGCTGAAGGCATAGAGTTCACAGTTCCGATCCTCTACACGCTTGAGTCATTCATGTCTAACTTCAAGAGCTACTTGCAGTCTGCGATGAGCTACACTGACTCACACTCTCTTGCAGAGTTCATTGGCGAAGTTGAAGTTGACTTGATGACAGAGCGAGAGTTCAAGAGCTATTATAAGTAATTGAGAGACATGCTTACATTAGAAGAAGTGTTTGGCCACAAGAAGAAGGTCAAGTTCAAGACACCATTCACAGTCAGGTTCAGTGATGGGCACTATGCAATCGCATATGGATGCACCAATGCAGGTGTCGTGCAGCTCTCTATGAAGGACAAGTCAGTCTGGACACAGATCTCAAGCCTCTCAGCAGAGTCTAGAGATGAAGTGCTCATCACTGTTGACCACATGTTGCAGCGACATAGCAGAAAGAAGGTGAGCTTCATGGACTTTGTGAAGTCACTTCTCTAGACATCTGTTGCATGTTCCTTTAAAAAGAGAAAAGTCAAGAAGTTCAGAGTGAGGACAATCTACAAGAGATACGATGACTGTGAAGGCATCAGGTTCAACAAGAAAGGTGGCACTTATGTCAACAACAAGGTGCTGCTTGATGAGATTCTCAAGTCAAAAGAGCAAGATGAGCTGACCGCAAATGCGGTGAAGCTGCTTGTAAAGCTTGTAGAGAATATCTCTCTGAACTACACTTACAGGTGTGATGAAGACCGAGAAGATTGTATAGATGGGGCTGTGCTAGACTGCTTGACATATTGGAGAGGATTTGACCCAACTAAGTCAAGCAATCCATTTGCATATTTCTACTCTGTGATTGTGAATGGGTTCAACAAGACCTGGCACAAGCTTGGCTTGAAGAACTTCCCAGTCTCTAAGATGGTCTCTCTTGACAACGAAAACATCCACTCACTCTAGAAGATGATAGACTTGAAGAAGTGGGTTGATGCAGCTTATGTCATCAACCTAGCAGAACGGAAAGATCGAAGAGACTTCATGAGCTGGCAGTTCAAGCAGCTGGGCATTGATGAGAGCTCTGTGACATGGCACACTTCAGTGTTGCATCCATTCAATGATGTGCTGATCAATGGCTTCAATGCTTGGAGCCAGAAGAAGCATGGGTTCTTCACAAAGCCGAATGAGATCAGCTGCCTCTATGAGCACTACACCGCCATCAAGAAGTCATGGCTTCAAGGGATGGAGAAGATCCTTGTCATGGAAGATGACATCTGCTTCTTGAGAGACAATGAGAAGTTCACAAAGATGCTAGACAAACTTCCAGAGAGCTGTGACATTGCACAAGGTGATGCATTCTGTGCAAACCCACACTTGGCGGAAGCACTTGACAAGTCACAAGCGTGGTCTAAGCATGACAGCATTGGTGTCTGGAATGCGTCATTTGTCATCCTCTCAAGGAAAGGCATGAAGTTCTACATTGACTTCATCGACCAGTTCTTCTCGGCAGCAGACATGCCATATTACATTGCTGCTCAAGCCTACTCTAGCTCATTAGATGTACGGCTTGCATCAAAGCCAATCTGCATACAAGAAGACAAAGGCACACTCAAGTCAGACATAAGGACTGCAGAGCTAGAGACTCGCATACAAAATGTCTATCTTGAAGGTGTAGACACTAGTGAGTACTTCACAATAAAAGACATGGAAACTAAAAAGCAATAGACATCATGGAAGAGAACAAGATGAATGAACCCATAGACTTTGGATCAACTATAGCAAATGACCTCGACAAGATAGCTGCTGAGGTCACAATGTCTGAGCCATCTGCCGAGGAAGCAGCTGCTGAGATACCGGATGACAACAACTTTGACATAGGCAATGCAGTCGCTACTGGCAGCTTTGTTGATGTGACAAATGCAAAGGCAATCACAAAAGAAGAGTCTGAAGCATATGCTCGTGCAACTGAGAAGCTCCAGCGTGAAGTGCATCGTGATGAGATCATCAGTAACATTGTCGCTCAGAAAGAAGCTGAGTACTTTGAGGCACACCACTTTGCACTCTCTGGGCAGCAGAAGCGCAAGCTCAAGAAGCAAGTTGCTCATGCATTTGACACCGGCAAGATAAAGTTCAACAGAGCAAACTCTCTAAACAAGTAAGGCAACTATGTACGAAGAGATTGAAGATGCATATGACCACATCTGTAAGGGAGCTACATTCCGAGCAGACAGCGACTACATGATAGATGATGATGGCAATGAAGTCATTGACACAAAGGATGCACCAATAGAAGATGTTGGTGTGATTGGAGAGACTGTAGATGATGGAGCCGCTGAAGAAGAGCATGAAGAGGAAGATGATGAACAGAAAGTCCGGCAGTCTTCTGGGCTTGTGCAGATGAGGCGCAAGCTTGACAACGAGCTCAAGACCCAAGAGCCATTCAGGCATCTTGTAGAGTTCACCTATGATGATGGCAAGACTTACAAGCTGAAAGTCATGGCAAAGTCTAAGACAAAGAAAGACACTTACATCTTCTTAGACTTAGACATTGACAAGATGAGCACATACAGTCTGTTGAGAATGAAGCTGTAAGAGCCATGGGAAAGATTGCACCAAAGAAGACAAAGCTCTGCTCTAAGTGCCCAGATGAGACACTTGTGCTTGACCCGCCTAAGTTTGTGTTCAAGAAGACAAAAGATACAAAGAAGACTACAATAGTCAAGACTGTTGACACAAAGAAGAAAAAGACAAAAGGAGGATTGTTTTAGTATGGACAACAAAGTAGAGTTTGCAAAGACAATGCATGTGAAGAGCCCTTCACGGGCTCATGGCAATGATGCTGGTGCTGACTTGTTCGTGCCAGACTGGAGCTTGGCACTTGAAGAAGACCTCAAGAAGAAGAATGAAAAGCAAGACATACAGTGGAGAGATGAGAATAACAACCCATGCATTGTCTTAGCTCCTGGTGCTAGAGTGCTGATCCCATCTGGGCTGAGGATGCACATCCTTGATGAAGGGACATACATCAAGATAGAGAACAAGAGTGGTGTGGCAAGCAAAAAAGGACTTGTAGTCGGCGCAAATGTGATTGATGCTGGATACACTGGAGTCGTGCATATCAACCTCATCAACACTGGATCCAAGGAAGTCAGGATTGACTACGGTGAGAAGATTGTGCAGGCAATCCAGATGCCATATGTTGTGACAGACTACCAAGAAGTAGATGAAAAGACAATAGACAATGTAGAGTCTGACAGGAAGTCTGGTGGCTTCGGCAGCACTGGGACAAAGTAGGAGAAGCTCTTTAAGACATCTAAAGAAGAGGAAGACATGGAGAAGTTCTCAAAGATAGACCCACACACATGCACAATCCAAGAGCTTGAGAATGAAGTAGAGAGGCTCAAAGAGCTGACGGACTTCTATGAGTCTAAGCAGCTTGCTCTCAAGCTGTTCATCAATGCAGCATATGGGAGCATCGCAAACAGGTTCTTCTGTGGATACAACGTGGCAGTGGCAGAGTCAATCACGCTCCAAGGGCAGAACTTGAACCACTACACAGAGAACTGCATCAACAAGTACTTCAGTGGGGTGTTCCAGAATGATGCTGAGCTGCACAAGAAGCTCGGCATAAAGACTGAAGATGCAAAGAAGGTCAGGCTTAGTGGAGGGAAACTTACTCAGACAGAGAAGTGCAATGGGCCAGAGTTCTCATATCTTATTGGAGATGACTCTATTATAGTTCAAGGTGACACTGACTCCACAAAATTTGATACAAATATTATAATTAATAATGAAGCCCATACATTTGAAAGTTGGTGGAACAAGCTTAAAAGTATTGGGAAAAGATTTGATGAAAGAGGGCAAGAATTCATCAATCTAGAAGGTCTTGATTTGAAGAGCAAAGGATTCAACATAAAGACAAACCAAATTGAAAACAACAAAGTAAATTACTTGATGCGGCATAAAGTATTCAACAAGCAACATTACAAGATAACAACTGCATCTGGTAATTTTGTTGAAGTGACTGGTGATCATTCATGCATAGTCATGAGAAATGAAGAAGTCATTGAACTAAAAGCTAAAGACATCAAGAAGACAGATAAGTTGGTTGTTAAAGGATTAATAGAAGATTATCAAATAGAAGACATAGCTTCAGTTGAGCAACTAGAAGACTTCAATGATGAATATGTCTATGACATTGAGATAGATGGGTGCCACAACTTCTTTGCAAATGACATATTAGTCCACAACAGTGTGTATGCAGAGTTCGGGCGCATCACAAACCAACTTGGGGTCACAGATGAACAAGCCACTGACTTCATCATGACTTTGTGGAATGAAGGTCTTGGAAAGTATCTCAACCAGTGCTATGAAGCATATGCAAAGAAGTGGAACTGTGACAAGAACCTTGAAGTCCTTGAGCTGGAAGACATTGGCAGGACTGACATAATCCTTGCAAAGAAGCATTATGCAATGGAGATGTGCTGGAAGGAGCCAGACATCAAGCTTGAGCCACTAGAAGAGATCAACTACAAAGGACTTGAGCTCATCCAAGGATCAACACCAAAGTATGCAAAAGAATGCCAAGATGACTTCTACAAGTGGCTGTTCACTTGGTATGCAAACAACAATGTCCAGCCGAAGTATGAAGACTTGGTCATGAAGGTGAAGTCATACAAAGACAAGTTCTGCCTCCAAGATCCAGAAGACATATCTAAAGCGATGTCTGTCGGAGACTACAACAAGTTCATACTTGAAGACAAGAAGAAGCTGACTGTAGCATTGCATTGCCCAATCCATGTGAAAGCGGCTGGTGTAGCAAACTACTTGCTCTACAACCATCCGAAATACAAGATGAAGTACAACTTCATCAAGAAAGGTGAGAAGGTGAAGTTCTACTACACAACGGATCCAAACATGGAAGTCTTTGCATTCTTGCCAAACAACTACCCACTTGAGTATGGGCTCAAGATAGACTACGAGAAGCAGTTTGACACAGTCGTGCTAGCACCGATCAACCGAGTGATTGAAGCCATTGGATATAGGCCGATTGCACTCAACATGTGCTGGTCACCAACTTTGTGGTAAGGTGTCATATCTTTCAATCTTCTTTTTCATTGAGAGGCTTGGCATTTGCTGAGCCTCTTTCGCATAAATATTGAAAGTCGGGCAGTCCCGACCTCTAACTATTTAGACATGACAAACAACCAACTTCCTTTCATCTCTGGGATGCCAGGAGAAGCATGCTCATCTATCTCTGGGCAAGAGTACATACAGCGGCTCATAGAGTTCTATGTCAGGCTCTGGCACTTGCACTGGAATGCAGAGAACAACTCATACCATGTGCGCATTGAAGAGTGCATGGATGCTCTCCATGACTACATCGACACGACAGCTGAGCAGTATCTTGGGGCTACTTCTTCTGAGATCTCTTTCACACAAGTAGATCCAGTCGAGAATGGTGAAGACCCAATCTCTCTTGCATATGGCCTCAAGCAGTATGTGAAGGAGTGGTCGGACAACTTGCCAAATGACATCGATGAAGTCGGGATGGAGGGATTCAAGAATGCCGCATCTGGCTTCATAGAGGAGCTCAACAAGTTCATCTACTTGTTCAGGCTCTGCAAAGACTAACTACTTGCTAATATGCAATTCCACAAAGACTTTGACTTCAACTTAGCACTCAATGAGGCAGCAGGGTATGGTCCCATGGGCCAGAGCATGTTTGGGGCAAACCCTTACTTTGTGTACCAGATCCTGCCACTCTCTACTTCACTGTCACAAAGAGGAAATACCAAGAAGATCAAGTCTGAGCCTGCTCTCCTTGTCGGTGACATTGTGAAAGGCACTTGCATCTATGACAAGAAAGAGCATGTCGGCACTGTGCAGCGCATCTACATAGAAGAAGGGGAGACTAAGCCTTCATATGTGTACATCATTGACAAAGGTACACACATCTCTATTCCGTTGAGGGCTTCTACTGTGAAGAGGATCTGGTTCCGTGGGACACGTGGCCCAGCACACAGGGAGAGCCATGCAATGGTCATCTCTGGCCTCTACTAGAAGTGAGAAGAGACAAAATGAAAGAAGCTCTGAGGAACACTCAGAGCTTTGCTTGTCTATAGAACCAGCTTGCTTACCAAGAGAAGATGGAGTAGTGCACTGAGACTCCTAAGGTCCATGCTGGGTCCATGCTGCCGGTGACACCAAACCCAAGGTAAGGCCCAACACCCCACCTCTTCTGCCTGAACTGCGACTTCAGCACATCACTCTTGGTTGGATCTATCACAGCTCCATCTATCCCGGCGATGCTCACATATGGGTTGTCAGACTTTGCAATCACTGTGAGCTTCTTGTCTTGCTCTATCAGGTCAAGTGTCAGCTTCGTGCTCATCTCCACACCAGTGACAGTGTTTGCAAACTCTCTTGAAGCGTAGTCTACTGTGCTTGCTCCAGACACTGCATACCAGCCATTTGTGTCTCTTGCACTCCAGTTGTACTTCTGCACATCTGGTGTGATCACCTTCACGCTGTCGACTTTAGTCTCGACTGTGTCTCTCACGACATACTTGATGACCGTCTCTGTCACGACAATCGGGTTGTCCTTCAAGCTCTTCACTTCTTCTGCAAGCTCTGCATTCTGCTTCTCAAGGTCCTTCTTGTCTACAATTAGCACATCCATCGCCGCATATGCCTCATCTGCTTTGTTCTTGTAAGTAGAGAGCGAGTCTACATACTCTTCTGGAATCCTGTCAGTTCTCTTGTCTGCATGCCTCCATGATGCATAGAAGCAGATGCATAGCATAGATAGTATGAGGACAAGCCAGCCTTGGAATGTCAGCTTCCCAAGAGTCTTGTCTCAGATGCTCTTCAATATAGTAAAAAACTTCATGTTGTTTTGGAAATCTCACCATTTGAGAAATTTATCATTTTTTAGGATTTGACCTATTTTTAGAGACCTGTGAAATGATGTATAAATCTTGAAATGACTTTCTCTAGAGTCTTGTTGAGATATGCCCTAGGATTGTGTAGGATTGCCCTAGTGGGCGGCTAAGCATAAGGATGATTAACTAATCAAAAGTTGGATTTTGAAGGTTTGCCGCTCCCTGGCACAAAGTTTTAACATGAATCTCAAGATGGACAAAGTTACATCTAGCCAATAAAAAATTTGATAACTAGATTTCAAGAAGATGAGCTTGAAGAAGAACATAGAGTTGCTCAAGCAAGGATGGAAAGACATAAGAGCTTTCTTTGCCTTCAAGAGAGACATGATGAATGAAGAGAGTAAAGACGGCATGGAGTCTGTCTGGCATATAGAAGAGCTCAAGCACAACAAGTTTTGGAATGTCATCTACAAGACTGTAGACATCCCACAAGAGTATGAGAATGGTGCCACCGACCAGATGAAGTTCAACTACATCATGGACCAGTGCAGGAATGTGAACGAGTGGTTTGACTTCATATTGCTCTGGGGAGAGTACTTGATCTATAGGGTGTTCCACTACTCAAATGAAGATGATCCATCTGAGAAAGTGCTTACATACCAGGTAGAGTGGCACTTTGTGCCAATTGCTCTAACACAGAAGAAGTTCTGGGTCATCTTCATCTTGTTCTTGCTCTTCAATGGAGCTCTCATCTTCTCTGTCATCAAGTGGCTTGTGCCGTTCATCATCACTCTCATATAATCTAGGATGGGACATTACAGAAATATATTCTTTGCAAGCAAGAAGTTCACATCTGGCACAGGCTCTGAGCTTGTGACTTATGATGGTGTTGTGTATGAGAATGCAACAAAGATGCAGGACTTCTTCCAGAAGTATGACTCTTCACAGGACTTGTATGTGCCATGCAGTGCATGTGCAAGGAAGAAGTACTCAAGCATCATGAAAGTTGGCAACTCTCTACCAGGTAAGCAGGCAAAGATAGACAATAAGCCAAAAGCACAGCACAAAGTGAAGACTGTTGCTAGAGTAGTGAAGAGAGAAGCAACACAGGCAATGCCGACATCAGAGAAGATCAAGAGAGCACCTAAGAAGAAGTGCTCTAAATGCTAAGAAGGAGGAAAGATATGGCGAAGAACGCAAACAATATGACACTTGTGCTAGACTGGTCAAACTTGATGTATCGGTCTCTCTTTGTGAACTCACTGTTCCATGATGCAGCTACATATGACTTTGAAGAAGATGTAAATGCTTTCATGGGCAAGTTCTGCACAGACATCTCATACATACTCAAGACTTTCAAGCCAAATGTCGCACTGATTGCAAAAGACTCTCATGCTCCATGGAGACAAGAGCTGCTTGAAGGCGTGAATGAAGGATACAAAGGCAACAGACACAAAGATGCAAGAGTAAACTGGGACAACATCTTCAAGGCATCAGACAAGCTCATCAAGCTCTTTGAGAAGCATGGTGTGCATGTGGCGACTGCAGAGCATGCAGAAGCAGATGACATGATGGCACTCTGCAAGGAAGCCGCCTTTGCAGATGGCAAGAAGGACATCATCATCGTGAGTGCTGATGCTGACATACGGCAGCTTGCGGACTTCAACAGAGACACCAACCAAGTGTGTGCAGTCTACAATACCATCGCTAAAGGCAAGGACAAGGCACGTGAGATGTTTGTGACAGGAGAGTTCATTGAGTGGATCATTGCTCCAGAGAGCAATGACATCTTCTCTTTCTCTCTTGACACGCACCGTGCAAGCATGAAGAGGGTGCTTGAAGAGAACCCATATGTCAAGCTTGTCAAGATAGATCCAGACTATGTAGCTCTCCACAAGATATTCTGTGGTGATGATGGAGACAATGTGCCTTCCATGTATGAGTGGTATGTGAATGGCAAGAGAGCTCGTGTGACAGAGAGCAAGTGCAAGAAGGTCGTAGAGAGCTTGAGCATCAAGAGCCCAAGAGACTTAGACACCAAGATGGCATTCGTCAAAGATGCTCTGGAAGCAGCGCTCAAGCATGAAGTCAATGACATCGATGTGCCAGAGCGAATCACAAGGCAGCGCAAGCTTGTAGAGCTCAACTCAGACTTGTTCCCAAAGGACATCAGAGACTACAAAGAGACAATAGCTTGCATGATGCAAGATGAAGTCGACTTCGACTACTCTAGGCTGAAGGCAAGAGACATCATGAATGGCAGTGCATTCGGTGATGCAATGGACAAGAAGAGGAATGTTGTGGAGAAAGCTGTGTTCAATGACATCAACAAGTATGTTGACAAGCTCGACAAGCTGTTCTAGCTCAAGATTGCTTTAGCAAGAGCTGTGGCATGCATTGGATAGACCTTGTCAAGAGGGCACCTGACAGTAACATTCTCAGAGAGCTGCACAGAAGCTACATTCTCAGACTCATTGATGTGAATGAGTGTGCCTCTCATCTTCTCATCTCCAACAAACACAACATTCTCAGAGAGATCGCCTTGCAAGAAGAGCTTGTAGTTTTCATCAGTGAGCGGGTAGTCAGTCTTCACTTTCTGGAGCTTCCCTTCAAGGGCCATGCATGACTTCACTGTAGATCTATCAAAGCTCTTGATCTTGTTCTTCATGATGTTGAGCACTCCTCCCACCTCAACTGGAAGCCCTTCCATAGTCTCTAAGTCATTGCTTGATATGATGAAGTCACCAGTGACCTTGCCAAACCTAATATAAGCAGGGATCTTGGTGATGTGCATGTTAGACAAGATGACATCTCCATCTACATCTACTGTGACATATGGCTTAGAGAAAGAAGCATTGATCTTAACAATCTTGAGATTGCTCTTGCCATGCTGTATCTCTGCATCAATCTTGCTATACACATCTTCCTTTCCTTCCCATTCTATGACAGTGTTAAGCTCTGGGAACCCATGCCACTTGAGCCACTTCTTTGCCTCTTCTACAACCTTCTTCGCATCTGCAGATTGAGTGCTAGCATCTTGCTTAGTGTAGTCAACAGAGAGGAGCTTCTCATCAAGCTTCTTGTATTGCTTGGTCTTTGGGACCCTCAAGATTGTCATAATTAAATCCTCTGATTTAGAAGATTTATCTTTGGAATCCTTACTGTGGCAATGGGAGGCCATAGACATGCTTAGAGATAGGTGCCCAGTCCTTGAGAGTAGCTATGTCAAACCATGGATTTATCAATGTGAGGTACTTGTACTTAGGAAGATAGCAGCCGCCTGGGCACATGATGAAGTCCATTGCATTCAGTATCTTCTTGATTGCCTTGCCATTCTGGTCACTGAGCAGAGCTCTCACCTTGAATGCTGCTGGGGCCAAGAACCACTCTTCATTTGACAGTGGAGGAAATGCGGCATTGATCATGTCACTGAGCCCACTCTCAATCACATTGTGCAAGTTTGAGCTGTATGTGTTTGCATCCATGCTGAATGCAACATTGAACTGCCCAGCCTTGTGTGTCGGCAATATGCTCCTGACTGTGAAGAAGAATCCCATCGACTCACCAGCGATCTTCCACATCACAGATCCTACATTGATTGCCTTCATCGCTGCACTGTACAGCTTCTGGAATGTCTCACACATCTTCTCAATGCCTGCCAAGATTGCATCTATTGCAGAGATGAGCGTGCGCACCAAGTCATTGACGATGCCATTCTTTGCATCCTTGAGCATGTCGATGATGAGCTCATTCTTCCAAATGAGCACACTGTTGATGACTTTCTGCAGTTTCTTTGCCATGATGGCAACTTTCACATAGACATACTTCTTGTATTCTTCAATGAGAGAGTCAGCATGCAGCACTATCTGTGGGATAGTCGTGACTATATTTGTGATGTCATTGATTGTGTCGATGATCTTGTCAATCCTCTGCTCTCGCTCCTTGCTCTTCTCTTGCTTCAGCTCAAATGACCCAAGCGCCATCTTTGCAATGTCTTTGAGCGCACACTTGGTTGAGCACCAAGCCATAGGTGCCCAGAGCTTCTTCACCTTGCCACAGTTCGGGCACCTGGCAATCTCTCTCATGAATGAGAGACCGTCTTCTCTCACATCTTGGACCTGTGCTAGGAATGTCTGCAAGTCTTCACCGCCATCAACCTCTTCTATAGCTTCAGAAGCTGATGCAGCATCAGCGCTAGTGTCAGGTGCCATCGTAGCGACTTGCACCTCTCTGTCTACAACCATTCCAACCTGCTCAGTGTACTGCATGAACTCATCATCTGGCATGTCTGCAAAGACATCTCCAGATGATGAAGCCTTCTCATAGTCGACTTGCTCTATGACTTCTGCAATGTCCATCTGCTCACTAGATGCTCACTTTCTTCCAAGCTGTGTAGAACACTACTTCATCGAACCACTTGTATGCTTGCTTGTGCTTCATCGTGATGCCATTGTCGACTGCAATGAACCTTGAGACTTTGTCCTTGAACTGTGGGTTCTCTCTCAGAGAGCTGACAGACACTTCATCTATGTTGCTGTTCACATAGACTAGAGCATGTGCCGCTGATGCTGAGCACCTTGTGACCGCCTCTGCAATCTTGAAGTTGATAGAGAAAGATGCTCAAGCATTGTCCGAGCCTCTGAGCTCTCTGACAATCTTGTTCACATCTAGCACTTCACACTTGCTTGTGTTAGAGAATATGTTCACTACTTTAGAGGCAGGCTCAAAGCAGAAGTAGATGTCACACAAATTGCATAACTAGAATGATTTCCAAACTTATATATTTGTGCTTTCTTGAGGCTGCACTGCACTCTCATACATCTCTGTCAGAGCAGCTGACAAGCTCTTCCTAATCTCAGATGTTGAGAGCTTCATGATGATGCCTTCAATGAACTCTTGTGACCACTCTTCTGGGTAGTTCTCCTTGATGAGCTTGTATGCATCTATAGATGGGAGGTTGAGTGTGAGTGTCATGCTCACATCAGCAGGAGACTTCTTGCAGTTCTTGAGCATCACACCAGGGCCTAAGCTCGGACCATCTTCTGCTTCTTGCTCTGCATATGCCTCATCTACTGCCTTCCTGCCAATGGTGAGTAGGTCATGTGCATTGTATTCTGTAGACTTGTCTTCTCCATCCACATGCTCGACAACCTCAACGACTTTGTTTGAGAACCAAGAAGGGTCCTTGAAGTCAAGCTTGAACCTCTGGTCTTTAGGATCATACTCTATCTTGTATGCCCATGCAACTTTGTAGTCCTCAACTTTGATTGTTGTGCCATCTGGGGGGATGATGTTGCTTGCATCTAGAACTACCTCTTCTGGAGCTTCATCCTTCACAATTCCAGAAGTCTTCTTCTCTTCTTGCAGCTCTTCTTCTTTGGCTCTCTTTGCAGAGAGGAAGAATGAATCAAGAGGCTCAAGCTCTTCCTTAGAAGCCTTTGGAGCTACTGGTGTCACAGTTACATGAGGCTCATGCTCTCGCTTGCCATCTTTGTTGACAAAGTATGGGTCTGGAATCTCAAAATCTTGGTTGTTGTAGTGGCCAACATAGCTCTTCTCTTCTATCTTGCTCTCTCTGAACTTCCAGATGTTGTGAGCGTTCTGCACTGCCGCAAGGATCATATGGTTATTCACGGCTTCTTTGTCATTGATGTTAGCAATCAGCTCATCAGAGCACTTGAACCCATCATCAAAGACATATATTGTCATGCCAGGCTTAGAGACATCATCTATCTCTTTAAGCTTCACTACCTTTCCTCTGTTCTCACCTGCTAAGTACTGGAAATATCGCATTGCTACTTCTTGAACTGTATTTTGTCAACTTTACATGACACTACCTTGACATCATCTTGAGGCAAGTCTCCAACTGTAGCTTGCTCCTTCTTGTGGAACAGGCTATAGAAGAACTTGATGATTGCTTTGAGCATGCCAAAGTTAGGCCATACAATTTTTATATTGTATGTGAGCCTACCAAGAAAGTCAAGAGACCTTAGTTGATGTATGTTGTGTCTTCGGATGAGATCATGCCCATGGATGAGTCTCCATAGAGGTATGCAGGAGAGTCATGGTAGCTTGTGGTGACCTTGTCCCCATCTTTTGTGATGACAACTTGGTTGCCCTTGCCAAACCCATTCGCTACCGACTTGACTCCAATTATGCCTGCATCGAGAGAGAACAGAGTAGTGATCTTGCCAATGAACTCAAGTATGTGCTCTGCTTCAGCAGGCACACAGAAGTAGTAGATTGTGAGGGCAAGTATGACTACCAAGCAGACCGCAGCTGTAGAGATGCCAATCACCGCTGTGAGTGATGACTTTCCATTTGGGTTCGAGAGTGTCTGTGACCATGAGAAGCCAAACACATCTTGTGATGGCTTCTTCTGTCTCTTCTGTTGCTTCTCCATGTTCCTTTGTCTTAGTTTCTTTATCTTAATGTCTTCCTTGCCATCAAGTTGCCTTTGTAGACTGGTGTGAGCCCTTGCTGAGAGATGAGCGTGCTCTGCTTTGTTCCAGTGAGCTGTGACACATTGGTGTTAGAGTAGTATGGTGTGAACTTTGTGACTAGTGTCGTGTTTGCATTGCCTATTATCTGCAGATCCTTTGGTGTTGAGATTGTGAAGTTGCCATACTTTCTTGAGATGTTCGTACCAGCCGCAGACTGGATTGATGCCTCTTCGGTGCCACCAACCATTCCTTGCGCTGGCATTGGGAAGTTGACTCCAGTGAAAGAGTCGACCTTTGTCTCAAAGTCAGAAGTAGTGGCTGCAATGTAGTCTGGCAAGTTGTAGATCTTGCCTTCGCCTCTGTTGAACATCGACTGGATTGCAGCAGAGTCTCTTGGCATGCCATGCTCCAATTCATAGGTCACTTCCATCTCAACTGGGAAGTCATCTGGGCCAAGCTCATCACTGAATGACACACTCATGTTTGTGCAGACCAAGTTCCCACACACAATGATTGGATTGAGGGGGTTGCCTACCATGAGGTGCCAGTTGCCTACCGGCTCGCCAGTCAAGAGCGACCTAAACCCAGAGATAGTTGGGTATGTCGTCTCTTTCAGCACACGTGCATGGATTGTGTCTTGGAACACCCCAACAACATTGTCGACAATGCCAGACCCTTTAGACTCATTCTCTTCACTTGTGAAGTTGAACCCGTTCTTGAAGACATTCCCAAAGAAAGAGTTCACAGAGTTCAGCATTGACTGGAGCGCGCCAAGGGCGGTGCCAAAGAAGCCCTTCATCTTGTTCATCGTCGTGTCCCAAGACCAGTTGCCATTTGAGTCAGAGCCAAATGACTTGATGCCTTCATGCATGTAGTCTATAGCTCCATCTGTGCCAAATATCTTACCATCATGGAGCCTCTGCATGAACCCTTTCGTCTTCTTGTCTATGTTCCATGGATATGAGTTTGGCTTCACCATGAACCGGTGCCCACCACCCCAGAACATTGCATTTGCAGAGCCCATCATCAAGCAGTTTGAGAGTATGTCAAGCATCGCCGCCTTTGTGTTGATGCCACCGATTGGCCGTGCAATGTATGTGCACTTGACTTTGAATGACTGCTCGAACTTTATGCCTTGCTCACGCTTCTTGACTTCTTTTATGACATTGACTGGGCCTTTGATCTTGTTATCATATGGGCCGTTGGTGTATGGATCTTGCATTGCAGATGTAGCTTTCTTCACAAGCTCATCTTCACCATACTCACTGTACTCACCTTTTAGCAACGCTCCAAGCTTGCCAAGCTGGAACACCCCTTTAGAGAGTGAGCCGGCACCTTTCATGAAGGTGTCCAAGAATGCGCTGTTAGATTGGTTGCCAAATGCTCCAGAAGTCTGGAAGATCTCACCATTTGTGATCATGTTTTCCATCAGCTGGTCTTGGTTTGTGCCAGCCTCACCTGAGACCTCTCAGATGTTTGCTTCTGTCTTTCCTCAGTTCAGCCCAGTGCTGAACTGCAAGAGCTCACTCAGCTTGTTGCCACTGTCACCACCAAAGTATGTGACAACTGTGGAGACTGGGGCAAATGAGACATTGTTTGCATCCGACTTGTCATTGGGCCCTTCAGTCATCATCCCATCAAAGTTGAGGTTGTCTATGCATGGCACAGCATACTTGCGAAGCGTGATGAGCCTGTTGTTTGGGATGATTCCCCACCACTTGGAGAAGACAAAGTCTTGGAAGCTGTATGGTGTCCGGCCTCATGGATCATTGTTAGAGTACTTGATGATGTTCGTCGTAGTTGGGTCAAGCACCGCAAGCCTGTCAGCTGTGGTGTCTTCACCGCTAGCTCCAGACTGAGAGCTGAAGTCATAGAACCTCCTGTTGTCCCTTATGTCAAAGAGCATGTTTGAGCTCTTCCCAAACACAAGCCCTCCACCAGACTCTGGTGCCACTCTGATCGCACCTGCTAGCCTTGTGATTGAGTATGGGTTCATGAGTGACTGCATGCCCATCACATCTGGGTCAATTGCGTAGTCTGGATCATCTGGGTTCTTGACATATGAGTACACTCTCTTCTCACCAGCTGAAGACTCTTTAGATCCATTGTTGGCCGTGCCAGTCTCTACATCAGTTGTGCTCTTAGAGCTTGATGACTTCTCTGAAGATGCTGTCCCCTTTAGTTTCTCTGCAATCTTATCTGTAAGCTGCTGTGGGCCAACAAACACCAAGTCTGAGAATGCCGTTGCAACAGACTCTGTTGAGAATGGCACAACCCAAGCAGAGAGCTTCTGGTTTGGATCTGTGCAATAGAGTGCATCAACTGCATAGATTCGTGGATCCCAAGGTGTGCGTGTGTCATGATTAGATGATGTTGCTGTGCTGTTGCTCTGGATTGTGTCTCTGTTGACTGCTTCAACATCATTGTCATCATTTACAGTCTTGTCATCTGTGGCATTGGCTATGCTTCTCTCTATGCCAGATATCTCTTGAGCTTTGGGAATGTTCAAACTGCTCAAGGTTATTCCAAGTTCATTACTATAACTTAATATTGTGTTAGAAAATCCACTCAAAGATTGTTGTCGCCACCATTTCGATATTTATCAACTTGTGGTCTTCTAGAAGGCTCTATGGAATGTTGCCCTAGGGATCGGCAAATTTTCAAATTTAAACTTTTGATTAGTTAATCATCCTTGTGCTTAGCCGCCACCTAGGGCAAAATGTCACATTCCTAGGGCATTCCTTATTACAGCTCTAGTTCAACACCTAAAACCCCAAACCAAAATAAATTTAAAAATATAAACAAAGCAACTACCATGCAGCAACATACAAACTGGGGAATCATACTTGATCCTGGACATGGTGCATCGACAGCTGGCAAGAGATCGCCAGATGGAAAGTACAGAGAGTACAAGATGGCAAGGCAGCTTGCACAGTCATGTGTCAAAGCTGCTCAGCTCTATGGCATCTCTACATGGCTCACAGTAGAAGATGACACCGACCTTGGCCTGAGCAAGAGAGCACAGAAGGCAAACTCTATCATGTCAACCTTCAAGTCAGGTGGCACTGGCCGTCACACATTGTTCATCAGCTTGCACAGCAATGCTGGGCCTGGCAGCTCTGCAGAGTGGAAGCCTTACAGAGGATGGTCTATCTACACTACCATTGGGCAGAACAACTCAGACAAGCTTGCTACATGCATATACAACTCTGTAGAGGAAGAGATCTCTAGCAAGTATGGTGTCAGGATGAGGAGCGACTTCTCTGATGGTGATCCAGACTGAGAGTCTGACTTCACTGTCATCTATAAAGCTAACATGCAAGCTGTGCTCTGTGAGAACCTCTTCCATGACAACAAAGAAGATGTGGCATTGCTCCAGAGCCAAGAGTTCTTGGATGATCTTGGCAAGGCAATCATAGATGGAGCAGTAGCATACATAGAGCAAACTGAATCATAGCAGATGGCGACAGCGCAGATAGATCCCAAGAAGATTGCAATCGGCACAGTAGTTGCAAACGATGACCCAAACTGCCTCGGCAGGTGCAAGATCAACATCAAGGGCCTCACAGACAACATAGATGTGAACCACCTTCCATGGGCTACGTTTGGAGGTAGCTCAGTATACTCAGCAGGTGGCGGCGGGAGCATCTCAATCCCAAAGGTAGGGACCCAAGTCAGAGTGAAGTTCAAAGATGCCAACATCAACTCAATGGAGTGGTATGGCCTCAACCAGATAGACAAGAAGCTTGTCGAAGAGATTGCCTCTGACTACCTTGGGACACATGTGCTGCTCTATGACACAGACAGTGACCTCTGTGTGAAGTTCCAGCCAAACTCTGGGCTCCTCTTCTACTACAAAGGCAGCAACATACAGATCACACCAGACAACAACATCATCATCCACTATGGCGAAGGCACATCTGGTACACAAGTCATGCTTGAGGAGGGCAAGGTGTCAATCCAGTCATCTAAAGACATCAACATAAGCTGCCCACAAAATCTCATAGTAGATGCAGAGAATGTGACACTCAATGGCAAGACTTCTGTGCAGATGAAAGGTGACACACCTGGTGAAGTGGCAGTGAATGGCAAGCAGCTCATTGTAGCTCTGCAGCTCTTGGCGACAGCAATCGATGCAAAGACGCCACAGTCGGGCGGCATGTGCTTGGCAGAGATCAACTCTATGAAGCCGGCTATCTTGAACGAAGCGATCCAGTACAAGTAGATGGACTTCTCATCTCTAGACTTCACTATGATCATCCAGGCTTGGTGCTCTTGAGCTTGGCATGCACTGTGTGGGCGGATCCCAGAGAAAGCAAAGAGACGCAAGGCCCTGTGTGACAAGTGTGAGATGTCCAAGCATGGATTCTGCAAGGAGTGTGGGTGCTTCATCAGAGCCAAAGTCATGGCAAAGTATCTTGAAGATGAGCAAGGCAAGTCAATTGGCGGCTGCATGCTTGGCAAGTGGTAGGATTTCCTCTTATAATCAGAAAGAATAATTTGGAGAGACTAGATGGCTAGAGTAGGAATCTGGGCTGGCCCTGCATGGGAAGACTGGAATGAAGAAGACTACCTACATGGTGTGAAGAAGATTGCTGGCTCTGAGGCATGGGCTTATGAGCTTGCAGCATGCTTTGCCAAGTGGGGACATGATGTGACACTCATTGCATCACCAGGAGCAGAGAGGAAGATCACAGATAACTTCATGCTCATAGACTGGAGAGAGGAAGGATCAACTTCTGGCAAGTGGGATGTGTTCATCATGATGAGGTCACTTAGCTTTGCAATTGAAGATGTCGATGCAACAAAGAAGATCTTGCTGCTCACAGACCCATTGCCAGACGACATTGAGCATAGCCTCATGGAGAAGAGGCTCGACATCTATGACAGCATTGGCGTGCTCTCAGAGTTCCACAAGTGGAGCCTCATGCTTAGGTGTGATGCATTCATGAGAGCTGGCAGCAAGATGTTCCGGACATGCAATGGGTTCTCTTCGCAATTCTATCACATGCCAGCAGCAAGCAGCAAGAAGAAGTTCCAGGCAGTGTGGAGCTCTAGAGTTGGCAGGAGCTTCTTTCCATATTACCAATCTGTCATCTTCCCAATCATTGAGAGACATCCAGACTTCAAGCTCTTGGTGACTTACAACTTGATGACACCTGAAGAGCAAGGCAAGCTCTCATTGCTGCCAAATGTTGAGTCATGCAGAGGTGTCAACAAAGAGACTCTTGCAAGGCTACAGTGTGAGTCAATGTTCTGGTTCCACTCTGGTGAAGTTGAGACGTTCTGCATCTCTGCACTAGAGAACTGTGCGGCTGGCAACTTCATTGTTGCTCCAAAGTCATTTGGCCTTGCTTCAACATTGTCTGATCTGGACACATGCATGGATCCAGTGCTCACTTGGGATGACAAGAATGCACAAGGGCACATCGACATGTTTGAGAGCTTCCTCAACATGGATGAATGTGAAGCAGCTAGATATAGAGCTAAAGTGATATCAATTGCTTCTAAATATAGCTGGGAAAGGTCTGCTAGAGAAGTAGAAGCAAAGTTCATCTAAAAGAAAAAGGAGGAAGACAGACATGACAAACACAATAAGCTCTTGCTTGATAGTCAGAGATGCAGTGAAGACTCTGCCAAAGCTTGTGATGCAAATCTCTTCATTCAGTGATGAAGTCATCATCAATGACACTGGCTCAATAGATGGCACTCTTGAGTGGGCACAGCAATGTGGCAACCCAAAGCTGATGCTCTTCCAGAACCCTTGGGAGAAAGACTTTGCTTTGGCAAGGAACCAGTCATTTGAGAAAGCATCTATGGAGTGGATCTTCTGGGTCGATGCAGATGATGAGCTCTCACCAGAGCTGATCAAGTGGATGCATGAGTTCAGAGAAAGAGACATCCCAGCTGACAAAGACTGTGTAGTGCTCAATTACTTGTATGGTCCTGGCTCTAATGTGCCAAACTATCGCCTAATCCGACGGGCAAGATATATCAAGTGGGTAGGTCGGTGTCATGAGTTCCCTTCTATGGTGAGCTGCAACTACATTGATGCGACAGATGCAGGAGACATCATCCACAAGCGTGAAGAGAAGCACTCTTTGAGGAACCTTGAGATATTCATCAAGCAGATGTGTGATTGCAAGAGCATGGCAGAGATCACATACCGAGACTTGACCTACTATGCAAATGAGCTGACTTGCTTGTCGAAGCAGAAGGCATTTGATGTCTATGCATGGCTCTGCAAGCAGAGAGACATGTGCATGTTCGACTTGGCGAACAACATTTGCATAATGCATGACTTGGCAGAAGAAGGATCTGTCTCATGGCAGCAGTACAACAATGCGATGGCTCAAGCTGAGTTTGAAGTCGACACACTCAGAGCAGATGCCATAGCTGCAATCGGTGACGGGTGGACACACAGAGAAGGAATGAAAGATGAAGACCTCCAGTTCATCAAGGACATTGCAAGCCTTGCACAGAAGAGGGTTGAAGAAGCTAGGTCTTGGGACTCTGTCTCTAAGTATGGCTATGATGAGAAGAAGACTCTAGCTAGGATAGAGTGGCTCAACAAGTTCTGGTATCTCAAAGTTGTCAGACCAAAGGAAGAAGAAAGAGAGAAAGAAGTGACATCTCGGTGGATTGTCGATACAAAAGATGCGCCCGACTTGGGATATGTGTACATCAAAGACTAAGATCATATGCAAGATGCAAAGCAAGTTTCGCTTCTGTTCACAGAACGGCTGAGGCCACAGAAGCTAGAAGAAGCAATATTGTTGCCAAGAGTGAGGAAGGAGCTTGAGCGTGGACTCCACAACCACATGTTGTTCATTGGACCAGCTGGGTGTGGGAAGACAACATGCTCAAGGATTTTGGCAAGGGGACATGACACATTGACAATCAATGCATCATTGGAGCGAGGCATTGACACAATCCGGGACAGAGTTGTGACTTTTGCAACAAACTCATCATTGGTAGATGGCGTAGAGCAGCTCAAGGTCATTGTGCTTGAAGAGTGCGACAACATGACGAGTGATGCGTGGTCAAGCTTGAGAGCGACAATTGAGAAGTATAGCAAGACAGTCAGGTTCATTGGGAACTGCAACTATCCAGAGAAGATCCCAGACCCAATCTTGTCTAGGTTTGATGTAGTGAGCTTCAACCCAGTTGACAAGTCTGAAGAAGAATATCTCTTCAATGAGTATGTAAAGAGAGCAAGTGCGATCTTAGGGTCATGTAAGATCAAAGCAGATGAAGAGAGTGTGAAAGCCTTTGTGAAGAGTGAGTTCCCTGACTTGAGGACAGTGATCAAGAAGATACAGCAACTTGTGATGCAAGGCACGACTGAGCTGACTGTAGAGAGCTTGAAGAAGACTTTTGACAACTCTGCTCTGTTTGCACTGATGACAAGCAAGCCAGATCCATGGGCAAACTACAAGGCAATCTGTGGTGAGTATGGCAACAAAGCTGAAGAAGGAGTGGTAGCTATTGGCAAAGACTTCCCAGAGTATCTCAGGTCATTTGCGCCAGACAAGATCAACAAGCTGCCAATGGTCATCATCACAGCAGCAGAGCACCAAGAGCAGCTTGACCATGTCATTGACAAGCTAGTCACATTGCTGTCACTAGTCTACAAGATACAAATCATACTGAACTCTTAGCTTAGAGTATCTCGGTCTTTCTAGTGTAGTCTGATGGAAGAAGCCCACCAGACTTTATCTTCTTAAGTTGCTTGGTGTGTGAGAGCTCATGCTGGATTGCTCCACTAGAGATCTTAGACTTGTCGGGACCTCCATCAAGTGAAGTAGCGGTGCTCCTGTCATCCACAGACTCAAGTTCTACATCTCTCATCTTAGCTTCATGCTTTGCATCTTCTATAGCTTGCTGGAGCTCTACATTAGACTTCATCAAGTCATCTGCAAGCTCTGTCATCTTCATGAAAGTGACTTTGTCAGGTGACTCAATCATTGCTTCCTTGATAGATGCAAGCTTCTGACCAGATTCTTCAATCCGTGCCATGAGCATCTCCTTCTGCGGCTCTGGATCTGCAAGCTTGACATCTTTCATTGTTGTGCCTGCTTCAGGCGCAGAGAGCTTTGCATCTCTCATTGCTTCATTCACTTCTGGTGATGCAAGCACTTGCTCAACCATCTTCTTTGCAACCACATTGCTTGCAAGAGTTGCAAACTCTTGCTCCGGCGCTGTCGGTGCGACAAGCTCTGCAGACTGCTGCTTAGGCAAGTGTGTGCCTTCTACACCTGGATCAGTCAGCTTCTTGCTGACTGCATTCTCTACTAGCTCAGAGAGCTGCTGCTCTGGAAGTGCGGTGCCTTCAAGCTCCACTCCATTCAGCTTGTTTACAACTTCATTTATGACAAGCTCTGCAAGCTGCTGGTCCGGCACCTCTGTGCCTTCAAGGTCAATCTCTTTCATCTTCAAGTCTATTGCTGTGTCTATGAGGTGCACAAGCTCTTGCTCTGGGATCTCAACTCCTTCAAGAGTGACATCCTTCAGCTTCAGCACAAGCTCTGTCTCCAAGAGCCTTGCAAGCTGCTGCTCTGGGATCTCTGTGCCTTCAAGCTGCACATCTTTTAGCTTCAATGCAAGTGCTTCTGACAAGAGCTCTGCAAGCTGCTGCTCTGGGATCTCAGTTCCTTCCAATGACACATCTTTGAGCGCCAAGTCAAGAGTAGTGTCTATGAGGTGCACAAGCTCTTGCTCTGGGATCTCTGTGCCTTCAAGCTGCACATCATTCAGCTTCAAGTTGAGGCTTGTGTCTATCAGCTCTGCCATGTCTTGCTCTCCAGGTGTGACGCCTTCAAGCTGCACATCCCTCATCTGTACATCTAAGCTTGTATCTGTGAGCCCAGTGAGTGGTGAGTATGGCTGGACCCCATCAAGTTCTGTTGCCCAGCTCCTGTCATTGTTGGTGTCATTGATGATGTTCTCATACAGGACTTTGTTGCTCTTGAGTGAGTCATAGAGCTGCTGCAAGAAGCTGCTGTAGTCTTCCTTTGCAAGAGCATTGTCATCAAGCATCTTCTTGAGGGCTTGCTGTGTGAGCTCAAGCTCAGTCTGTGCAAGGTCTGCATTGTCTTTGAGCAGCTTAGAAGACTCAAGCTTCCTTGTGAGTGCCTCAAAGTACATCTTCATGAAAGCTTGCTCATCTCTAGAAGAGAGTGTGAAGTTGCGTGCAAGCCTCTCATACTCTGCCTTGTCATCTCTTGTCGTCCCAGCTGTGATGAGGTTCCTCACTTTCCTGATTGCCCATGAGAGCACATCAGCCATTGCATAGTAGAGATAGATGTTGGCAGCATCAAGTGTGTTGCTCATTGCTTCTTCTCTCTTCAGCCTTGAGTTGTACCTCTTGTCATCACTCAGCTTGTAGAGGTCAGTGAAGAAGTCTCTCTTGAGCCAGTCTGCAACCTTCCTAGTCGGCGACCAAGTTGAAGAGTCAAGCTTACCATCTAAGCTCCCCCAAAAGTCAGAGCCTTGCCAGTCAAACACAAAGAGGTCTCCTCATGCATTGATGAGGTCATTCTTCTGGTAGACTTTGCAGTTTGAGACCTTGATCTTGATCTTTGTCGTCTCTGCTTCACCACCCATTGCAGATGAGTAGTCTGAGTCTTCCCAGATGCCATCATTCACAATGAACTCACATGGAGAGCACTCTATTGCAAGGATTGGTGACAAGTCATGCCGATAGTCAGACATCCCAAGCTGCGCTACACTTGAGTCTACGCCTGTAGTGTTCTCAAGAGCAGCCATCACGATGTCATCGGAGCTAGCAATCCCAAACAGAGAGTACATGTATGATGCAAGGCCACCTGATGTAGGGGCTGTCTTGCTTGAGCGGTGGAAGTTGCGAATCTCAGAGATGTAGATGATCATCTTGAACTGACGGAGTATGTCAGGCAATGCCCATCTCTGGTATGTGTCATCCCAAGCAGCATGGCGATACAAGTTCATCAGGGTCTTGATGCGCAAGTCAAGCGACTCAAGGCAGTCAATCGTTATGTATGTGTCAGCCTTGAGCCTTGAGCCTTGCTTTGCATCTATCTTCAAGAGCTCATTCACACCACTTATCTTGCTGAAGACATATGGATGGTTCTTCTCCAGGTCAAGCATCCCATTGATGAACCTGCTCATGTACATCGCACGGCGGTCTTCATTCCTGTTGAAGAGCCAAGACACTGCACTGTAGTTTGGGGTGTCAGAGAAGTTAGAGTCTGCATCAGATACGGAAAGGCTTGTCACACCAGTGTTCTTGAGCTGGTTGGACACATTTTGGTCATCATTGAAGAGGCCAAGTGGATAGTCATCAAAGTCTACATTGTATATGTTCTTCTTGTAGTCAACAGAGTTAGTGTAGTTGTAGTTGCCTTCGCCCATCAAAGAAGATCCCCACCAGCCAAACTCTATCTTGAATGTCAAGTAAGTAGGGTCATCAATGACAAAATCCCCATCAGTTGTTGCAAATGGAGACTTGTATTCGGTTGGCTGTCTGAATATGTCAATGTAGTCGTAGTTCTTCACAGTAGCTTAATCTCTTAAAGTGTGAAAGTCCAAGCTTCAAAGCATGAAGTTGCGAACTCTTGGTCACTCATCTCAATGTAACCATGGTCGGCCCAGCCTGTGCCCCAACTGTTCCTTATGATGAATCCATCTTTGGTGTATCCAACAATCCCAACACAGTGCCCGCCTACAAGCTTGCCAGCTTTTGTCCAGAACTTGTCAGAAGAGCTGCTGTAGACTGGGAGCCCAATTGCAAGAGGACCATTCATCAGCAATGCATAGCGAGCAGAGATGGTGTTAGTCACCATTGCATAGTTGTCTATTGTGACTAGCTGCCCGTCCTTTGCCTTGAGGCCATGATGCTTGAGATACTTGAGAGCAGTCTTTATCTGCATCCCATCAGCTCTCTTGTCCTCTCTCTGGTCATAGAGCTCATTGATTGAGAAGCCGTTGCACTTGTTAGCTATACCAACCAAGCTATTGTAGAAGAAGTCAAGGTTGCTTGTGAGAGTCTGGCAGACACATGTCGAGCTTGAGCCTTGGTCTCTCACATCTGGCATGCTCCTCTCCCAAGAGAAAGCTACAGGGATCTCAGTGCTAGTGAACGTAGCTATGTGCTCAGTGCCATCAAGCACAGACTTAGTGCACCCAAGGCCATGAAGCATCTTTACTGGTTGAGCCATCATACATCTGTTTCATTTTCTTCATCTTCAGCATATGTGCTGTCAAGGCAGAGCACATCTCCCTTCATTATCTTCTCTGTTGCTCTTATGACTATCACATTGTTGTTAGGGTCAAACTCATAGTCACAGTTTGAGGAGTTTGTCTCATCAGAGAGCCGATACCACTGAGCATATCCAAACGGCACAGCGTACTTGCCTTCATCCACCTCAAATGCAACCTCTTTGAGCTCATCACCTAAGTCATTCTCTATCATCTTGCATGGACACATCTCTACTACATCACCTGGATAGAATGTAGCTGTTGCATAGACATCTCCATCTATGAAAGAGACTTTGCATTGGTTTGCCGCCAGGTCTGCTGGTGATATGTCAGTTATCTGGTCTCTGTTATATTGCTTGTATTTCTTTGTGAAGGGGTCGTTGAACTCATTGAGTGGTCCCTTCTTCAATGCACTGTTGAAGTCAAACATCCCAATCTGTGAGATTTTGATATTTATTGGCTTTGAAACCCATGGGGCACCAGAATGACATAAATAGAAAAGTGCCGGACAATCATTTGTCAGACACAATATAATTTGCAAGCATATTTAGCAAAGATGCCAAAGAAGTATATATTGAGGTCATTTGCTCCAGGCAAGAAAGATGACGGCCAGAAGAAGAGGAACAACTTGTTCTCTCTGTCATCTTATGGCATGAACCAAGATGACAACATTGTGAAGCATGCTTTGTCTCTTGGGCAGACTGAGACTAGCAACACTCACAGTCCAGACATAGCGGACTACTATGACAATGACCTCAACAACTTCAGCTTCACCAAGTATGCTGACATCTTGAGAGGATCATCTCAAGAGTTTGTGCCATTCTTCAGCAAGAGCTATGCTCAGCGTCGTGAGTATCTTCGGCAGTTTGCCAACAATGGCGAGATCATCTTTGTGCTTGACACGATTGCAGATGATGCAATCTGCTTTGATGAGAACAATTACTTCGCATATCTTGACATTGACAAGATCAAGAGCTCGGTGAATGCAAGCTATCCTAGAGCAAATGAGCTCATGAAGACTTGTGAGAATGCATTTGACTGAGTCTACTCAATCTTTGGGTGGAACAACAACAATGACGCTTGGGACTACTTCAAGAAGTTCTTGATAGAAGGTGTCCTTGCATTTGAGATCATCTATGACTATGATGATGACAAGCAGGCAACTTCTATAATTGCATTCAAAGAGATAGATCCTATCACCCTTGAGCCGAGTGTGGTGAAAGATGAAGATGGCAATGCTCTGAAAGTCTGGTACCAGTACAGAGGTGATGCAACACAAGAGAGGATCATCCCAGACAGCAACCTCATCTACATCAGCTGGGCAAAGAGCAACATATCCGAGAGCTCACAGGTGTCATACTTGGAGGGTCTCACAAGGAGCTTCAACATGATGAGGCAGCTTGAGAACTCTCGCATCATGTGGAGCATACAGAATGCACAGAAGAGGCTCAAGTTCGTGTTGCCAATGGGAAGCATGTCGCCAGACAGGGCAAAGCAGCGCATGGCAGAGATGAAGGCACGATACAATGAAGAAGTGTTCATTGATGACAGGAGCGGTGAAGTGACTGTGAATGGCATCCCAAAGTTCAGCTTCACAAAGACGTACTTCTTTCCATCTGTGAATGGCTCTCAGACTGATGTGTCTGAGATGGGGGTCGAAGGCTATGACATGCAAGACACACAGATGCTGAAGTACTTCTTTGACCGGTTTGTGCTTGACACCAAGATCCCTGCAAACAGGTTCCCAAAGAACTTGAACAATGGAACTAACCCTCTAGTTGGTGATGCAACTATCACTCGTGAAGAGTATGCATTCTCTAGGTTCATTGAGAGGCTCAGAGCGATGTTCAAAGAAGTGTTGCTCAAGCCAACATGGATCCAGGTGTGCTTGAAGATGCCAGAGATTGCAGGCAGTGAGTACTTCAAGTCATATCTCGGCCTGAACTACTACCAAGAGAACACATTCACTTTAGCTAAAGAGAGACAGAATGCACAAGATGGGGCAGGAGTTGTGTCAACATTGAGTGGATTGAAATATGATGATGGCAGCTCTGTGTTCTCGACAAGATGGCTTGTGAAGAAGTACCTTGGCCTTACAGACAATGACTTAGACCTGAATGCAGAGTACTTGCATGGAGACCAGATGAGGAGCATAAAGAAAAAGAAGAAGGGTGTAGCACAACAAGAAGGTGGAGACATGGGAGAAGGATTTGGAATTGGAGGTGGATTTGGAGGAGATGAAGGACTAAGTGGAGGCTTTGGTGGAGGAGAAGAGATGGGTGGAAGTGAGCCAATGCCTGAAGAGACTGGTGGAGAAGAGAGTGGTGGGGAGTTCTAGAAAAAAGAAGACAAAAAGAGAAGTGGATCTTGAAAGCTTTCAAGATCCACTTCTCTTTTCAGAAGCATTCCCTTCTAGAAGGTTGTCTCAATTGATTGCCATCCTGATGGGATTCCAGAACTTCCAGTATTTCAACTTGCTCCTTTGGCATGGTAGAAGTTCCCAATTGATGCAACTCCATAGAGCCACTCATTTGTAGCATTTGCATCCCATGAAGTAGCAGCAGCTTTCACCTGGCTGAGGCTTGTGCATCCATAGAACATTTGCATGTATGCACCAATTGGCAGAGATGTTGCTAGAAGGTCCGGAGCTTCAACTAAGCTTGTGCATCCACTGAACATCCCCTCATAGCAATATTGAGAGAGTGTAGTTGCAGGAAGGTCTGGAGCATTTGCCAAGCTTGAACATCCTTGGAACATAGAGAGATAGCAGTTAGAAGCAAGTGCAGTTGCTGGGAGCTTTGGAGCATTTGTCAAGCTTGTGCAATTCATGAACATGTATGCAAAGCAGTTGTCGGTCAAAGTGATGTCACTAAGAAAGTTTTCGCTGACTTTACAAAGTGTAGAGCTGTTCATGAACATTGCACTCAATGCGACATTAGTCTTATTGTCATGGATTGCAGAAGCTCTGCCACCTACACTATACTTAACAGTTGCATTGATCATTATCACTTGTTGTTCAGATCCATCAACCATAAGATATAGCTTTCCATTTGCAGGCAAGTCAATATTATAAGATCTACCTCTCCCATAGCAAGTTATGGCATCCCAATTGAATTCGTTATATAAGCCCCATTGAACCTTCATGTTGGACCCATTTACATTGGTGATTGTCAACACTCCAGCTTTAGACTCTAAGTTCTTCACTATCATGCAGTCATATATATCATCCTCTACCTCTTCGAGCTCATTCCATACTAGTGCATAGTTCTCAACATAGTCTACCACTGCTGCACTTGTAGGTGGGTTTGTGCTGTCTGTGCTCATATCTATTGAAGTGTCAAGAGCTTTGACTTTCACAAATGAAGTGTCTATCATGCTCATCACCCCATCTTCATCTTTCACCGCTAGAGATATGTCAATGACACTTCCATCATCTGTGACTCTTGCATCTTTGACATTTGAGCTATATTTTATCCCATCATAGCCATAGAGGTCTCCATATGGAGAAGATGTGCTCTCTGAGTCTGGGACTGTGAATAGCACTCCACCTTCAGACACTGATGGCAATGCTTCCTTCACTTTCTTAGAAGTCCTGAAGAAACTAATTTTCATAGAGAGAAAACTAAAAATTTTAGTTGAATCTCTTTAATTTATTCTGGCGCGTCCTCAAATGCTGTACCATATTCTGTGTAGAACAAGATCCGCCTGTCGCCAAGTATGCTTTCATCACCTGAAGGGTCTCCTACAACTTCATAGTTACGCCTTGGCATGTCTAGATGATAGACTTGGTTGACATACATGTTGCCAGAGTTGTTGTATGGTTGCATGTTCAAGTAAGTCTCTTGAGATACACCAGCAGGTTCCACATATATCTCACTATACAGATGGCAGACTGGCTTTGGCCTGATGTCATCCTCATACATCCAGATGCTTGCATCAAGGAACCAGAAGTCAGGGTACAAGTCAGAGCTAGGGAATGTGACATTGAATCTGACATATGGCACAACTAACCAGTAGTCTTCACCAGTATGCAATGTGAGCATTGTCTTGTAGTTCATGGTTGAGTGCACCAGTGGCACTTTATGTGCCTCATTCTTTGAGATGATCCAACCATAGTTGTATTCTTCTACCATTGAAACTGCAGCAATGACACCTTTAGGATTTATCATCTGGCAGACTGTAGAGCAGTCTCATGCAAGAGAGATTGACCCAACATCTGCGATCATCTTGTTGTGTGATGTGTCATTGGCAGCATTGTATCTCTCTGTGAACCAACAGCACTTCTCTTTGTCATTGTATGCATACTTGATGAACCTGTTTGCAACAGCAGGTGGGTTGCCTATCTTAGTTATTGAACTTAGAGACTTGTTGTCCATTATGGTAGTAAGCTCTTGGAGAGTCAAGCATTGAGAGGTGTCATTTGAAAAGACATAGTTAGCTAAAGCATCATAGTCAGTGCTTGATGTGTAGATTGAGCTCATATTGTGCCTAAATGAAGAGCTGCACATCACTACAGGTGCTAAGAATAAGTCTTGCACAGTGAGCTGTCGATTCGGCTTGTAAGTTCCTCAGGAGAGCCAGGTGTCTAAGTTCTGCACCGCAAGTGCATTGCTGTCAAAGTCACCAAGCCCAGCATCTTCGAGTTGAGCATCATAGTCGCGATAGTTTGAGTCTATGATATCTGGCAATGAGTACTCATCATGAGACTCTACAAACCACTTATGGTTAGAGACATCATCTCATTCTAAGTAACCTGATTTACTAGTGTCTCTTGAAATTGGAGCAATTCTATTTGCAAAAGTTGAGACATTTTTATAGGTGCTGACAGCCATAAGTAGAAACTACATATTCAGTTAAGTTTCACCTACTTGCCCAGATTTTTCTATGCAGAACAAGATTGAGGTTGAAGGTCATTCTAGAAGGCATTCTGTTTCAACCAAACAAAATCTTTAAAGTCTTCAAGACTTAGTGACTGCTAATGACTTAAATCTCCTTTATTATTCTGCATAGAAAAATCTGGGCAAGTAGGTGAAACTTAACTAGAAGAGTCATGGCAAATGGACCGATGCTGACAGAAGAAGCGGTGAATGCTTACTTGATGGCAGAA